CATACAGGACGCTTACAGCGTCTACAGGGGCATACAGGACGCTTACAGCGTCTACAGGGGCATACAGGACGCTTACAGCGTCTACAGGGGCATACAGGACGCTTACAGCGTCTACAGGGGCATACAGGACGCTTACAGCGTCTACAGGGGCATACAGTCAAAACACAGGAACAACAGACAGCAGGACTGTCCTCTTCACAGGTGGGAGTTAAAGGCACACTCTCCGCACACGCTCACAGGTGTCCTCTCGCACACTGCTCACCACTCGTATGACTTGGTGTCACTCTCCACACTCACAAGTCTTCCACACTCTTCTCACGCACCTCTTTTGCAAGAGTGCCACAAGTGGTGGAAATGAGAAAGACCCAAGCAGGGAGAGTGATACCTGCTCAGGTCATAGTCCTTATGTGTTAGGTGTAGTCTTAGTCCTTTGTATCTTACGAGGGACTATCTTACCTACCGTCCTCACCTCATTGGTAGGAGGTAGTGGACTTGCCGCCACTCCAACAGGAGTGACTGTCCTTACCTTTTTCTTTGCGTGGTGGTAAGGAGTGTCCTGCCTATTCTCTTTAAGTGCTTGTGCCACCACACCTCTTATGAGGTCATTAAAGACTAAGTGTTTACCACTGCCATAGACCTTTTGTCTTTGAGTTAAAGTAGCAGGACTTACTCTACCACCGTCACTAAGACCACTAATTGCTCTGTACACTCTGTCCTCCGTCTTATACTTACGGACATAGTGGTGTATAGTCCTCTTCATTGACTCTAAGTCACTGCCACACCCAATACAGTAATGAGTGTCTTTAAGTATGAGGTTGTACCACTGAGGACTAACCTCTACAATATAAAACAAGTCATACATAAGTATGTACCTCCTAATAGATATAGTAGTGTTTCACACCACGAGGACTATAAGTCCGAGTGAGTGTGGTGGTCTTATGACCACTGTAGATATAGTATATAGAGTGCCGTATATAGTAATAGATATAGTACTCCCTATATCTATTAGAGAGTTAGACACTTAAAGGTCTTTCTACCACAGTCTTCTATAAGTCAATAAGCCCTGATATTACAGTGTTCAGGTCTTATGAAAGAGCCGAGAGTAAAAGAGAGTTAAAGAGACCTAATAGATATAGAGTACGACACATAAAACACATTAAATGACCACTGTTGATGAGACAGAACAGGTCTTAAAGACCACTGAAGTGGTGGTCTAAAAGAGTGTGCCGTGTAGTGAATAGGTCTCTTTAACTATCTATATTATATCACACCTGACTCTAAAAGTCAAAACTCTAAATAAGTCCTCACCACTGTATTATCAGCACTTGTTGACTTATAATCCACCACTTCCTACCACTGCTTTCGCAGTCCTTTTGCAAAAGACCGTCCGAGGTACAGGTGTGTTACGAGCGTGTTGTAGTGTATTTTGAGTACCTGTGACAGTATTACTCTATCTACTATTAGTACTATATACACTATATCTATATCTATTTTAAGCCGATACACTACTTTCTTCCCGCCGCTTTTCAAAATTTTTGTTATGAAAAGTGCTTTATTTGACCGTGAACTGTATATCTATATACTCCATAGGTGCAGTCATATTTATATCTACCTTTCTATTACTCTTATCTACTTTAATAAGAGCAACTTCTTTCCCGCCCTGTCTTACAGAGTACTTCTTATAGGGTAGGTAGTATAACCACGACACTAAACAATTAAGGAACTCCGTATCTATGTTTTGGTCTTTAGGTACATTGATAACCTCTATGGTCTTCTCTCGCATAAAGTTGGTACACTTGTCTATTCCGTCTGCTTCTTTCTCGGTAAAGTACTCTCTGTACGGACAGACCTTTCTGTGTACGCACTTCTTACACCTGCTCTTCTTCATTCTCTTCTCCTTTCAGTCGAGAGGTAATTAAGCTCAAAACGGACTCAATCACCTTAGTCTCTTCAGAAGAGAAACGCTCAGACACTCCCTCTTCTTTCAGCAAGTCTCTTACATCACTGACAGACTCCCGAATACTTAAAGTCTTATCGTACTTCTTAAAGCACACTGCTCTTCCCTGCATAAAGAGTTCAAGAGGGTCTCCTTCGTGTATCTGTAGGGTTCTTCTTATCTCTTTGGGGATAACAACTCTGCCGAGGTCATCTATTCTTCTTACTATTCCTGTTGCTTTCATAGCTCTCACCACCCTATCTCAATGGTTTCAATATCTATCGTTGCAAAGTTGGCATAGATAAAATCTATTACCTCAGTGTACTGCTCTATAGCAGGTTCATTGTTTTCCGCACGATTAAATCTCTGCTCTACCATATCTTTAAGCTCTTTCAGACGGTCTTCGTTAGGCTCTACAAGATAAAAGGTGTCCTGTAGTCTATCTTCAAGGCTCACATCAGAGTCCACAATGTCTACACGAACAATCTTCACTTACCCGTCACCACCTTGTTGACAAGCATAAGGATAGGAACAATGTCACACTCCTTTGGGGATAAAATCGTAAGAGCGTTTGCAATCATATTACGCTCCTGAACTGTCAAGGTGACTGTTATGTCACCTTGTAAATTCATACCGTTATCGTCATACACGCTTTTAAGCTTCTTCTCTGCCATTGTCTTCACTCTCCTTATTACTTAATTCATAGAAATCAGGGGTCTTAATCACCGCCGCAGTACAGCAGTTAGCTACCATACCGAACATTAAATCTTCGGCTCGGGTCTTTGTAAGCTTCAGGGCAGGTTTACCCTTCTCACAGTAAAAAGTTTTGGTGGAATTATCAATCCTCGTGACATACTCAATAGAGTTGTCATTATGTAGAATTGCCACATAATAAGTGTACTTCACTTTGCTACCTTCTTTCTTTTCATCATCAAGTCGGAACTTCCTTCTTCTGCGTTGTGCTTCTTCAAAACGCTGTATATTTTCACGACCACACTCTACAGCATAATACGGACAACAATTCCCGGCACACTGTATGATGTCGTAGCCGTGTATGCGTTTAAGCTCGGCTCTTTTCTCCTTGCTTAAACACACGCACAAGCTCTTCTTAGCTTTACCATTCTTAAAGAACAACGCTTCTCTATCAATGTGATTTCCCATAACGCTTACTTACACGCTTCCATAAGAGTACGATACTCGTCAAGCATACTCTTCAAAGTCGGGTCTTTCTCCGCAAGAGCTTCATAGAGAGCAAGCTCCTGAGCTTCACGAATACGCTGTTCCATATTACGCTTCAGCTCAACGGCTTTCTTCACGGCTTCCTTACGAGCAAAGAAATGAGAGAAGTCTACACGACATACAATCTCACGACCACACTGTACTTTCTTCTTATCCTCTTCATTAGTAGACAGAGCTACAACTTTTGCAAGAGCAAAACCGTGATGACCTGTATTGACTACAACAGAGTCACCCTCTTTAATTTCAGAGTCATACAGAGCATAAGAATATACTCCTGTCTTCGGATTATCAAGGAACTCAACCTCAGCTACAACAAAATTATTAAACATCTTAATTTCCTCACTTTCGTAATTGTTTTCAAAATTGATACTTGTTACTTCAAACCAAAACAAGCCTTTTCCACTACTTGCATTGGAATAATTATCAAGCTTCACGCCATACATAATATGGTTATGACGCTTAAAGGTCTGCTGTACTTCTCCCACTTCGTCTTTGTATTTACTTCGGTATTCGGAGCGTGGGAGAACCACTACTCGGCAACCTACTTCATATTTAGGAGTCACATATCTCACCTCCTAAATCTCGTATCTGACAAGCTCGTCTCTGCCAAACACATTAAGGGCTTCGGCAACAGTGCTACAGTCAACAGTAATATCCTCATCTCTGAGAATAACACTGAGACTCTTATCAAACCTTGCACAGATATAAGCTACTCTACCTGACTTGAAGTAGCACATAGCACTATGCAAATCGTCCTTGTTTCTGTTGCGAATTAAACGCTTCAACAATGCTTCAAGTTCCATACAGTTATCTCTCGCTTTCATAAGTATAGATTTTGTTTCCGTCTTTATCAAAGACTTCTGTAGTAAGCTTGCCGTTGTATTCACGGCTGACTACTTTAAGGACTTGTACAATACCACCGTCATCTCTTTGGTAGATGTTTGTGGTCATACCTCCTTCTTTGTTTCGAGGACCGCCACCAAGCATAGTCTCACGACCCTCAATGTCAGCTTCTACATAGAAATTTCTTACTGCCATATTTAACACTCTCCTCTCTGAAGCTCTGATTTAGTGGGCTTCTTCATACTTATATTATAGCACAAAAGAGCTATGCAGTCAAATCCACATAGCTCTTTCAGATTACTCTGCCTTGCTACAGGCAGGACAGAAGTAACTTGGACTACCTTCGGGTAAGATAGCTCCGCAGTTAGCACAAGTGGCATTAGGGTACTTCCTCATAGATTTAGCAAGGGCAACTTCAAAACCATACTTCTGTTCAGCTTCTGACGGAGTATCAGTCTTTCGGCATTTTGCCACTTTATTTTCAATCTCTACAGGAATATACTGACGGAGAGAAGTCCACAGAGTCTCAAAGAGAGTGTCGAGATGAGGTGGACTCCAACAGTCACTTCTACAAATAAAGATATAATCAAAATCAAGCTCCTTTAGTTCTTCTACTGTGCAGAGCTTACACAGGGCTTTCTCACCACCGATAGTATCTTCATCACTGTCTTCACGCTTGACCCAAGAGTACTGCATATTCGGACGCTGTTCAAGCAAACTGTTAACCCAATTACCACAGTTGACTTCTTCACTGCCTGTCTTATAGTGGTACATATCGTGATGAAAGTCCACATTGTAAAGCTCAAACTCTTCGTCCTCAGTCGTGCGTTGTAGCACAAACTCATAGCACCAACGATGACTTACAGTTATAAGCACTTCTCTATGTGGATTTGCCACAAGACTGTTTACATACTTCATTGAAAACCGCTTAAAGATGTCAAACATTGTCTTAAAGTCTTCTTTGAGAACTCCGATATTGTGAAGCTCAGGGTAGCAAGCATAACGAGAGTTCCAAATAAAATCTTGCAGGTCGTAAGAGATATTCTCATTGCCACCGTCAGGGAATAGAGTATATCTTTGATGTGCCGTAGCATTTACAAAATAGTCCCAATCAAGAGACAGTATTCTTTTCATAGTTATCTTCTTGTTAAACGGTCAAGCAGGTCGTTGTACATTCTCTCATACATAACAGCTTTAGCCGCCTTTTCTTTAATAGTTTCATTCGCTTCCTTAGCGATAGCAAGCTCTTTCATCGTACAGTCCAAACGGTATTTAAGCTCTTTAATTTGAGCGTCCTTATCGTCAGGAGTAGTTGAAGTACTTACAGGAGTATTACCGTCAAAGAGGTAGTCAACACCTAAAGAGATAGTAAGTGCTTTATCAACTGCGTCCATAATGTCATCAGGAAGTCGGCACATAAAGTCGCCAACACGCCCCTTAGAGATTGTGGTAATCTGTTCACAAAGAATAGTTGAATTGATACACTGTCCTCTGTCAACTTTAATGTGAGTAGGTAACGGCTTCTTCTCCTGAAGAGTAAGATAGCAAATCTCCACGCATTCGCTGTGTTCATTGTTGAGGTTATTACTAACCACTACAGCAGGTCTACCACTTCTCTGCTCACTACCTACTGTGTCATACTTTGAGGTTATGTAGAAAACTTCGCCCCGATTGATAATTAAGTCATTCGCTGTGTTCATTGTTGTTTATCTATCCTTTCATATTTATTCTGTCTCACTGAATATTTAATCATTCTCGATTGAGACAAGCTTATTATATCACAAAGCTTTTCAACTGTCAAGAAGTGCCTGAAATCAGGCTTTCGCATTGCATACCTAATATAAAAATATGGATATTATATAATATAATAAATATACACATAATATCCATATTACTATCACCTAAAGGTGATACGGCAAAGCCGATTATTCAGTTAAAATATCTAATAGCTCGTACTTTACATATTCATAGACTTCCTCATACTTCTTAGGGTCTACTTTCCGCACTTCTATACTGTACAGGTCTTCATCACAGAAAAGGCATTGAGCCGTGTATTCATTTAGGGAAGACCTGAATACAGGTCTTCCACACTTGGCACAGAGACAATTCGGGAGTAGAGGTTGCCCTTCTTTAGTCATAAATTGACCGTCATTCTTGACACCTACGAGTCTTTCATTTATTTGAGCAGTCTCGTCCTCGATGTAATTCTGCATTTGCGTTTTAGCTCTCATTACCGCTTCTTTAACAAGAGCTTCAACACTTTCTGCCATAGTATCATTAAGAGTTACTTTAACTCCAAGTCTTGTATTCATAAAGTCAGCAGTTATGGTTTTCATCTCGATAGGCTTCATCGGGTCTTCACCTAAGCTCAGAGGTTTCTGCGGAAGAATAGCTACCCTCGGGTTTCTTCGGCTTACCTGAACTACAGTAAGAGGGTCTATATGAGCCTTAAATTCTTCGCACTCAGAGCGAGCTTCTACCTGAATGTATAGCTTTTCTTCATCACAAACTGTATACAATCTCTTGTGCCGGAATAAAGACTCATACCACCACTTTGAGATATGGCGAGAAGCAGAACCAAAATAGGATAAATTGAACACTCCCCTATCTGTTACAATTTTATCTTCAACTAATCGAACCTTGTTCAACAGGTCTATATTGATTACAGGCTCAGAGTGAAAGTCTTTAACCTCTCTCACGAGCTTGATTTTGGCGAGGAGAGCGTACCAAAAATGTTTGGTAAGGTATTTCTGCTTAAAGAGCTTAAACCGTCTCAGAGGGCTTCTGTGGGTCATTTTACGGTATGTCTTGCTATTCACTTAAATCACCTCAATTACTTCTACCGCTTCTCTTAAAAACTCATTCAGGCGGTTTTTCAGTGCTTCATAGTCATCAAACTCTCCGCTAAGGTCAACCTCATTAAGGCAGGTGAGCCTGAATTTCATATTTTCTGTAGAACCTACAGTGGCGTATACAAAAGTCTCTATAATAAAATCATAGGAAGAAATTTTAACCCTCACAGCTTCTTGCTTTTCAGAATGATTTACAATGTAATGCTTTCTGCCTGTAGCTTTCTGCATAAAGCTAAAGACATCTCCCTCGTTGATTACAGTACAGCACTCGGCATATACGACCACAATTCTTACAGGGTCGTTCTGAACATACACGGTAGAGCCTGTCAGCCACTTTCTCAAATCGTTAGCTATCTTTATGTAGTTTCGGCAATCAAGACCTACTGTTCTTACATAAATGTTTTCTTGCATAAGAATATCCTCACTTTCTTTATGATATTCATATTATAACACGATTTATGAAAATTTGCAAATTAAAAGACTCCCGATTAAATTCGGGAGTCCTTGTATTAGTCTTCATCTAAATTCTGATAGCGTTCATTTTTCTTGCCGACTTCTTCAGCTTCGACTTCAATTATATCCTCTTTCTTTGGAGGGTCTTCTTGGGTCATATTACCGAAAAGTCTTTCAAGAATACCGCCACTTTGGGGGTTAGTGATTGAAGTGGTCTGCTCTTCAGAACCGTCTGCTCTGATAATTCGAGTCTGTCTGAGGACTTCAGGACTACCAAACTCATACATCTGTTTCAACATCTGCATATAGCGAATATTGGTGTCCATAAGCTGTGTCGTAACAGGGTCAATAGTACCGTTCATTACTTCCATAACCATAGCTCTTTGCATACGAGCCATATTATGCTCTACGATACCTTGTACGGCTTGAATAATATCAGCCATATCTCTCGTGTCAAAGCGGTTAAACATATCGTTATAGGCACAGACATATCCTGCTTTATATTCAGGGCATTTCTGAGCCGCATAACAAGTGTCACAAGCATACTTCGGATATTTCTTAGAGTATACCTTTTTAGGCTTTCTGACAGCTTTCTGACCCTTGACAAACAAGCCCTTTTCATCAAACACAGGAACAATATCAGCTTTACGATAAATCTCCTCATCGAGCTTATCAATCTCAGGAGCAGACTCCTCGTCTTTCGGGGAGGGAATTAGCCCTGCGAGTTTTAATCTCATCTCTTCAGGAGTTAAATCTACAAGCTCTTCCTCAGTGTCATCAATATAGTGGTCACGCTCTTTAACAATACGGTCAAAATTAGTTCCCAAATGCAGTAGCTTATCGTTGCTACCTGACAAACACTCTCTAAAGAACGCTGTAAGGTCTGCGATTTTTTCTTGCTGAGACCCAACAATACGGTTGACATACATATCGTGAAGACCGTCAATAATCTCTTGGGAATAGTTCTGCCTTAAAGGAAGATACTCAGGGTCATTCCAATTAAGAAATACGGTCATATCACTTAAAGTATTAGCAAGCTCCTCTACAGGAAGCTCAGGATTGATGTTCATACTCCGAGCGTACTCTTTCATACTATCGGGGTCGGGTGAACTCTGAAACCAACGAATTGAGGGGAAGAAGTCTTCAGGAAGGTTATCCACATCTACTTTAACAGCTCGGGCTTTGAACCAATACATAAGAGACTTTAATCTCTCGTGGATAAACTTCTCTGCCTGAACAAACGCATAAGCATTGACCCTTATCATCTCTGTCTTATCTTCCTCACGAATGAGGTCAAAGTCAAATTTCAGGTCATACTTACTTATTAAAGGAAATGCCTTAGTCTCAAATTCGGTCTTCTTCACTCGGGTCATCTTAGTACCCGTCCACACGGAAATTTCTCCATACTTCAAACCAACATTCCAAGTAGTAGAGTCAACGGTGTAGAAAGGGTACTGAGTGAGCATACCTGTTCTTGTAGAAGCCATACCTTGAATAAGGGTATTGTACTTCTCCGCTATCTTAAATTTATTTCTTAACTCAGTCTCATCAATATTACCGTCCACATTCAAAGAAATGCCAACATAGGGATAACGCTTACACATATATTCCCATTGGTCAAGTCCTTCTTCGTGGTATATAAAGCATACAGGTATTCCTGTTTCAAGCATAAACGGCTCAAAGTACTTCTTTCTCCACTCATAGACTTTCTCATTACCTACAAGATACTGTAAGTCAAGGTCAGCAATAGCAAAGATAGAGTCCTTATGCTTTCTCGCCCAATTAAGATACTCGTGTATCTGTTGCTCCCACTGCTCTACAGTGTAGCTTTCAAATTCGGGGTTAGTAATATAGGTATAAGCACCTGAGTCAATAAACAAGTGCATATCGGGGTACTTCTTTATCTGTCCGTAACCTTTACCTTTCAAGTACTCATAAGACATCAGGAAATTTCTGATACCTAAATTGTACAGAATATCAAGGTAGGACTCATACTCAACACCTGAATAAAAGATAGACAAGGGACGAGTATAGTCCATTACTTGTCTTAAATCAGTATACTTACGCTCCGTAGAGGTGGGAGTAAAAGAAGTCTCGGTCTGCATTTCCATATCAGGAAGCTTTACTCGCTTTACTTTGATACTCATGTTTCACCTCCATACTCATACACTGTCGTGGTCTTACAAGGACTCTTAGCTCCTCTGATAGATACGCAGGTATGTGTTGCTACCATTCGTACACTTAAATATTCAGGGTCAATAACAGAAACAAGATACTCCCCAATTTCTGTAGTAAGTCTCTCCTGTAACTGTGGCTTCTTAGAGAAATAGTCAACTACTCTCGGGATTTTAGAAAGCCCGATAATTTTGTCTTTCGGGACATAAGTAACGACTACATTTCCCATAAAGGGAAGCCAATGGTGTTCACACGAACTGTTTACAGGTACTTCCACAGAGACAGGATTGTGATTTTCGGCAGGAAAGACCTTCATCTTAGCATTAAGCTCATTGAGGTGTCTGTTATTCCTGTTTCTAAATAACTCATTACAGTACATTTTCGCAACCCTGAGAGGAGTATCTTTATTACTTTCTGTAATAGGAAGTCCAAGCAGGGAGGAAATAGCACTGATATGTCCTGCAATCTCTTTGATTAAATCTTTATCAGTCACGGTTGTTCCTCCTCTCTTTGATTTATCTCTTCATAGAACCTAACTTCATAATAGTAGCAGGGTTCTTTCTGCCGGGAATGGGTGGAGCGACTCTCTCACCTAAAGCGGCTTTACCTTGATTGATAGAGTCCTGAATACACTCTTTTGCTTTTCTCAGTCTTTCAGGGTCAGACTTGATTTTCTGATACCTTGCAATCGTCTCAGCGTCTTCTCTTGTCTCCCAATCGTACTGCTGTCTGTCTAAGTTCAACATAGCACTTGTTCTCCTTTCTTCTAAAATGAAAACAACTCCGAGATAGCGAACTACCTCGGAGCGTTTGTGTCGAGGTTAGAGATTATCTACCTCTTGTGGGACGGATTGTAGCTGCTCTACCACGAGTTCTGCCTGTAGCACCTAACGCAGATACACCGTATCTACGGTAGTACTGAGACATAGAACGCATACCATTACCACGGGGCATACCCGCAGAAACAGTACCTCTGTTGCCAGCACCTCCGCTTGCGTAAGCCTTCATCATTGACTTACACCTCCTTGCTTGTTAGACTATAGGAATGGGTGTTATAACGGCTATGTCCTACAAAACAAGCATAAACTTGGGACACAGCACCCTCCTACGCATTTATAGTATAACCTATTTTGACCAAAAAAGCAAGGGGTTTCGAGATAAATTATTGAAATAAATTATTTTTAGGAAATTTCACACCTAAATCTGTGAGTAAAGGGTCTTGCATATTGACAAGAGCGAACCCTTCTGCTCTACCTATACACGAGCTACAGTGGCAACAAGGAACATCTCCATTATTAAAACACGACCAACTCAGACTCATATTAGCCCCAACTTCAAGTCCTAACGAAATAATCTCGGGCTTTGATTTACTCATCAAGGGGGTAAGCACAGTAAACTTTCCGTTTAAGTGGTGCTTCATAACTGAACCCTCAGTTAAAGACTTAGCTACGGACTCTGCAAAGCGTGGGTGGGTGTCTACAAAACCGTCACGAGGTTTACCCAAAATGTTTTGACTACCATTTAGTCCTGTACAGATATATTTTATTTGTAAAGACTCAGCTAAAGACCCTGCTAAACCTAAAAGAATGTGGTTTCTTAAAGGGATATAGCTTTCGGGGTCTACAACTCCTCTTTTAATCTCTTCTACCCCTGTACTTCTAACTTCTCCTCCAACAATGGGGAGAGTCTTCAGCCAAGGAAGGTCAATACTAACACGGATAAGTTTGTGACCATAAAGGTCAGACATCTCTTGTGACATAGCCCATTCTTTTTCAAGAGCAGACTGTCCGTAGTCTACAAAGAGTTCTGTCACTTCAAATCCCGCCCAATGTAGTAATGCGTCACATACACAGGAGTCAAGACCTCCGCTTTGTAGTAGCACTACTTTCTTGTCGGGAAGAGCTTTGTATTTCTGCAATCTCTTCTCCATTTGAATACTCCTTTTCTAACACAATTCGCAACTTATCTCTGTACTCCTTGTTATCACTTATACGAATAAGACTAATAAGAAGATACCGAGATAAATGCTTTGGCACAATGCGACTATACGCTAACTTAGTGAGATATTTTGCCGTAGAAAACTTGGCAATATGGGTATGACCATACTTAAAAGGTTTACGAGCATTAAGCACAACAAATCCGTTGCTGACTGCATACACTTTATAATGACGGTTACTGTACAGAGGTCTTCCCAAAGTTCCTAAACCAATCAAAAGATAAATTGTACTTAGCCATTAACAGACTCTTCGCCATTTGCTCTAAAAGTGCGTGTTCGGAAATATCGTAATAAGCAACCTCAATACTGTTGTAATCTCTCTCAACCCAATTATACTTACAGTGTAAAAGTTCGTGGATAAGGATTTCCTCAGCACAATACTTTAATATTCTGTCACCATAAAACTCGGGCTTTAAGATTTTAATAACACAGCTTTTCTGCTCAATACAAAAGATGTTCTCGCCACAAACTTCTTTTAAGTTCATATCGTCAGGCTCAACTAAGTTAATCTTTATAATCCAATCTTGCAGGAACAGTCTTTCCTGCCATTCTTGCAAGCACTTATATGCTTGCTCTATAGAGGTGAACTCCATAATAGGGGACATACTACTTCACTCCTATACATTTGTGCATTTGAATTTGAACCCTCGCATAGTAAAACTTGTCTTTAATAAGCCAATCAATTAACTGCTGTCCTATCATCGGCTTTCCTTTCTTGTCAAACATAGGGCTAAAAAGGATTTTTGCAGAAGTCGGATAAGACCGTAAAATTCTCTTTGCAAATTTATAGTCTTCCTCGTCTGCAATGACAAACTTTACTTCATCGTGGGGCATTAAATTGCCGAGGTTGGTGAGGATATTTTTATCACTAACACCACTACTCGGGCATTTAATATCCATAACATATTTATAGCTTCGGTTATAGCTACAGGGTTCTATAGGGACACAGCCGTTAGTTTCGATAGACACTTTGTACCCCTCACCTACAAGCTCGTAAATGACAGGGTAAACATCATCTTGAATTAAAGGCTCACCACCTGTAATACACACATAGGGGACACGGTATCTCTTTATCATCTGAATAAGGTTGCCGATAGATACCCTCTTGCGATTACAAGCTTTCTGAGGTTGGTCACAGTAGGTACATTTTACATTACACCCAAACAGTCTAACAAACACACAAGGGAGTCCTGCGTCAGTACTTTCTCCTTGTATGCTTACAAAGATTTCATCTAAGTATAACATAAACTCACCTCCTACATTCTGCAAAAGAACTTTCTGTCTCCCACAGTTTGACGGACTCTAAGGTAAGTCCCATATTAGAAAACTTATGGCTTAATTCTCTAAAAAAGCTCTGCACCATATTTTCTGCGGTAGGCTTCTTAAAGAAGTCATTGAGGTATTGGTGGTCATACCTGTTTACAATCTGCTCATTTACAACAGTCTTCAGAACTCCAAAGTCTACTATCATACCTGACATCTCATCAACAGAACCACTGACTGTTACCTGTAATTTATATGAATGACCGTGAAGTCTATTACAAGCACCCTCATAATCAGGCAAGTGATGTGCCGCTTCAAAACCAAAGCATTTAGTAACGCTTACTTTCATAACAGCACCTCCTTACTGAATTACGATGTTTGCAATCATTACGGTCTTTTCTGTATCTTCGCCTTCAACAATCTCAGAAAAGCCCGGCTTGATTAACAAGTCTTTGCCCTTAGTGGCAAGTGTACCCCTCGCTACTGCGATACCCTTATACATCTGATTAACAGCAGAAGCACCGACAGCACGGACTTCTAAAGTGAACCCGTCTTCAATGCTCTTAACGATACTTCCGGCAAGCTGAGGAACAGGGGACTTGCCTGACACACGAATTTGCTTTACTTCTTTATTTACTGCCATTGTCACACACTCCTTTCTTGTGAATAGTTAAAAGATATTGAGCCACAATTTTATCTCGTGAAACATAACCATACATACGACTGTCATAAGAATGGTCAGCATTATCGCCCTCAAAAAAGAACTTGCCTGTAATGCTACTTATCTGAGTTAGACGCTTAATAACATACTTTTCTCCCACAGGTGGAGTGTAAATAAGCACACTCCCTACTTTGTAGTCTTTAAGCAATCTACAGCCGAGAATTATGTCTCCGTCATTGAATGTGGGGTACATAGAGTCTCCGCACACTTGAATGACAGGAAAAGCATAAATTAAAAAGGCTATAACTAAAACGAGTATTGCAAGAACAAACCACAACATAACTACTCACCTTCCTCTTCTCTTAATGATAGAGTCTTTCGGCACAATTCTGAAGAAATCCTCTAAAGAGAGTGCTATGTAGTCTTTGGAAGTGCCGTGCTTATGAAAGATAACACACGGTACTTTACCTTTAGGACAATCACTCTCAGCTTGTGCAAACCAAGCAGGAAGACTCCAAGTCTTTGCGTTCTTACATTCAATGTGGAGAACTAAATCCACATTCTCATCAAGGGCTACAATGTCACCTCTGAACTCATCGGCTTTAGTAGACTTCTTTGCAAAGCCGCCTGACTGTGGAGTACGAGTGAGTTCCTCGTCATAATGGTCTTTGAACTTTCTTGCAACTTCTCTTTCAAAGTTACTGCCTTTAGCTTTACTTCTTTTCCCGAGCTTCTTTCGTTGCTCTTTAGCTGACTCTAAGTTAGCTTCACCTTTAACTGTTACTTTTAATGCCACTGTAAAATACCTCTTTTCTTTCTCAATTTATTGTACTGCTTACCTGAGTACAGCATTATTATACCACTATTCACGAAAAAAAGCAAGAGGGAAGCAACTTCTTTTTACAGAAAGCTACTTCCCTCGTAACAAATTACTTAGTTTCTTCCTGATGTCTTAAAAGTTGTTTCAGATACATAGCGTATGCCTTGTCTGCTACTACTTTCATATCAGGGTGCGGAGCACCTGTTGTACCAAGACTTCTAAGATTAAAGAAGTGGTCAAACTCTACACAATTTGCGGTCATAATAATTTCCGTCTTCAGTGCATTAGGTAGAACTGCTCTTGCTTCCTGCGGAGAACGACCTCTTGCAAGCATACGCAAGTAGCTATCCTCAACTCTGTTAAGAGACTGCTCAAAATACAGCTTACTCTCACCGTCCCACTCATCATAGAAAGCAGGTTTGATACAGGTAATCTCGCCGCCAAATTTGTCTTTACTGTAATTACAATAGCGAGTACTCTCCTGAGCATAGGACGCAGGACGATGACGGACAATTTCGTGAGTAACACCTCTATCACAAATAAAGTGGAAAGTAAAGTGTTTATGGGCTTTATAAGCGTGTTCCTGAATATCAGGAATAGTGTCAATGTCTACAAGAGTCACACTGTCCTTAATCAGCTTAATCTGAACTCCACGCTCAGTATATACCAACATCGGGTCAATATCGTATAGTACTGACAGCAATTCATCACAATCCGCTTCGTTAATAGCTCTCAGATTGGCAGATACAAGATAACGCTCTCTTCCGTCTGCAAGCTCTTCTACAGACCTATTAAAGAACTTTGCACTTCTCAGGTCACTGTACAGAGACTCCGATACTTCAAAGCAGAATACAGCGTGTTCAAGCATTGCCGTATGTCTGCGAGAGACAAGACTACTGTAAAACTTCTTAGCTGTCTCCTCGGTCATTTCGGAAGAAGACTTATAGCAGGTTCTACCCACTTTCTCAATCTTCATAAAAGGGTCTGCAATGTCGATTAAACTTACCGAACTTTCAATTAACTTCATAATGCTACCTCCTTATGCAAAACAAGTTTCACGATAACTCTTAGACCTGACTTCTTCTTTAAGCTTTTCAAGTTCATCATAGGTTTTAGTCCTATTGAAAGGCAGGTCAATAAGCTCAGGCTTATTCTTATGCGTCCACACAGCACTAAGCATATTCCAAATGAACGCACGATTATGGGGTTCATCAGAGTCTCCTCTGAGACACTTCAGGTAATGTCTTACACCACTGTCAATATAACAATGGAGATTTATACCTTTCTCCCAATTTCTCTCTTCATACTTCTTAGCACCGTCTTCATAATGCTTAGCTACTTCAAGAACAGCAGTACTTAAATCCATATTAAACGCTTCACAGAAATACCTAACGGCTCTCAGCAAGTCTTGGGGATTTCCAAAGCGTACATACTCATTGATTGCTAACAGTACAGAGTCTCCTTCTATTGTAGCGTCCTCATTCAGCAGAATAGCAACTGCGTCAAGAGGGAGAAGGTCACAACGACCCTTTCCTTCTTGTATGTCTCTTACTGCTCCTGACTCAAACTCTCTTCTTGCTCCACTGTCTTTTAACTCAGCCATTGCTATTTCCTCCTGCTTCTTCAAAGGGTATTCCACGACCACCCTCGTAATTTATGTGTTCAAGAATTTTCTCTTTTGTATATCGACCTTCAACAAGAAAATCAATAATCTTAAAGAGCTTATCAAAATCTCTGTCACAGCAGTCATTCCAAAGCATATAAAGCTTTGCTCCGTAGATTTCAAGGGAGTCAAATACAAGAAGATACTTGACCACATCAATGTTCTTTTCAGCTTTCTTTAGAATACCACAAACACAGGTCATAGCACCGGGGTTGCCTTCACTAAGCTTGACAACAATGTCCTTGTTTGTATCTAAATGTGATAAACGATGAAAAGTAATTTTATAGTTATTCATCAGCGTCCTCCTGTATTATATGCTCTTGACTCTTCGGCAAAATCACCTGTTCTTCGGGTCACTTCTCTACTGAGCATAAAGATAATGTCCTCGATATTAGCAATGCTGATTTCAATAAGAGCGTACTTTTTCTTCATATCCACATACTCGTGGTAGTAGGGCTTAACCTGCTCATTAGCGTTGACAAGTCTATCCTTAGCTGTCTCACTCATTTTATCAAGAGAATATTTCCTATACACAGGGTCACTCACTTCAAAATAAGCTCGTCTTGCTTCCTCAACTAAAATGTCTGCTCTTCCTAACAAGGTTCTAAGATACACTTTCTGTTGTGTAAAGGCATTAAGGTACTCACCTAAATCCTTACTCGGCACATCAGTAATCTCGGCAGGAAGTGTTAAGAAGTCTTCCGCAATGTTTAATCTTCTCTCGTCAAAAAAGATTGCACCTTTCTTTTCTAAAGAAGCTTCCATTTTTTCAAGATAGGACTGTCTAATTGCTTTAGGGTCAATCTTTTCGCTTTTAGGTTCTACCTTAGTAGGCACATTAAATTTCACTTCAAATCGACCTCCTTCTTAGTTCCAACACTCGATAGCATAAGGACAGAAACGACATTCCATAGAAGACTTAGCTGTATAAGGTCGGGCAGGTACTTTTCCCTTCAGGACATACTCGTTAAGCTTTGCACAGTCCCCTAACACTTCGGTCATAACAGTCTGAGACTTTGCGTCCCGAGAGGAAACACAGTACTCTTTAAGCTCCTGATTGTCTTTATTCTCATAAAGGAAAATAACCTTAGTGATAGGAACTTTTGTGTTCATCAAAATGGAGTCCATTTTATAGTGTAACTCACATTGAAACTGAATTTTCTCCTCACGAGTATGCTTACGACCACCTTTCAGGTGCTGATAGTGTTTTGCATACTCTTTCATAAGTTTAGCCTTATCTGCTTCAAAAGACTCAAAGTCAGGATAAAGCTCGTGCAACTCCTTGCGTCTCTCTTCGACACAATACACATAAGACAAACCTTGCTGTTTATGCTCTTCTTTTGCGTCTTTCAACTGAGAAAAACCGTTGGAGTTAATGGACTTAATTTCCAAAATAGCTTTCTCTACTTTAGAAATTGCAAGAAGACCGTCAGTATGACCTTGAATATTGTAATACTGATTAAGCACAGGAATTTCGTCCATAAGTAACATTCCCTGCTCAGCTAAATAAGCTTGCAGTCTTTCGTGAGTTTTTGTGCCGTTATCAAAAATACGGCGAGTACGAGCGTCAATAGCATTGCTATCTCTCTCAGCCTGTGTACGAGCGTAAAAACGCTGTCTCAGGCATTTACCTATCTGTGAAGGGGCATTAACATCTATAGCTCTGTCATTGTCCTCTTCGTTAAGAGATAAAAGGTATAAGTCAAGGTCTTTGATTATGTACCCTTCTCTCTTCATTGCATTAAATACACTTTTAAGTGCCACTTTGTTCATCTCCTTCTTTACAGCCTTTAATTACTACAGGGATTGTAAACAGTATTTGTAAAACAAACATAACGATTACAACCCACTTAAACACACTCAGGGCTATTGCTTTGCTCCAAATGGAGACAAGTAAGTATACGAGTCCTGCAAACAAAGCGTCACAAATTAAGAACACAAGTAACACCATAATTGTCGTGCAGGTAATTACAAAAAGCTTCTTTAAGCTCTTCATTGCTTCTCTCCTCCTTTCAGCATATATAAGAAATCGTCCCAATGAATGACAACAAAACAAGGTGTTTCACCTGACTTAGATTTATATGCAATCATTAAAACTCTTTCGGGACACTGAACCCTAAACGATTTTCTATCTGACCACACACAATCGGTATCAGCAGTACTGTCATAATACGACCTATAATGACGAAAATCTTTATCTTTGAACACTGCATATCTCTCTTGACCACCGTTCAGGTCAATACACATAACAGGAAGACGCAGACCGTCTCTGATAGCTTCTTTCTCTATCTTCTCCCACACTTGCATAGTCAAAGAATAAAAGCTCTTGTCAGTCGTTTTACACTCCACAAGAAGATTATCGTGACGAACATCACCTTTACTTCCCCACAAAGCTCCACTTGCTACAACAGTTCGGGCATTAAGGTCTTTTGCAACGCTCTTCTCCTGTTTCTGAGATTTCTTCTTAACTTGCATTGTCATCACCTCTTCTTGAACAATCCTTTAACAGACTTTGTGGGGCTGTTATTAGCTCTCTTAGCAAGCTCCCATTTTGTGCAGTAAATAGAAGTCTCTGTTACAACCATATCATACTTCAAGACTTCGGGATTTTGACAAACTTCAGTTTTATCACCCACAGCTTGATAGTAATGCTCACAGTTAAAACAGGACATTGTGTATTTAGACCCTTTTTCTACACGCTGTCTCACTTCTCTGAACCCTCTGTTGAAGATAGGACTCTTCGGGGTAGGTTCAGGCTGAGAGGGTTTTTTCAGTTTTCCGTGAGACATTCTATTTACAATATAGTCCTCATTGTCATCAAAATAGGACATCAGTTATTCTTATGCACAATAAGCTTCAGAACTTCGCTCTTTAACTTCTGCACCATTTCAGGGTCAGATTTAAGTGCATTTACAAGAGCAGTAAGACCTTGATACTTCTGACCAAAGCATACAAACCAAGAACCTGTACGCTCAATAATACCCCACTCGACACCACACATAACAATTTCTTTCTCATTGTCATTGTAGAACACAGGAACACCTGCATTGTTATCGGCAAAGTAAAAATCAAATTCGCCTGTCTGCATACGCTTAAAGGTCTTATTCTTCTCAATCTTGAATTTTACTACTTGTCCGACAATCTCTTTGTCGTTGCCAACACCTTCAGTAATCCAATCACCTCTACGAAGTCTGATGTCTACACTACAAGCAAAACCCTTAGCTCTCCCCCCGGGGGTGTATTCAGGGTCGCCATAAGCTCCAATCTTTTCTCTAAGCTGATTGATACCAATAAGGGTAAAAGGGGTCTTATTCTCTCGATTGAGACGGTTATTATTTGCCTGAAACTTACGGAAGAACTCTCCTAAAATCTGCTGAGGAATACCCATACGGATAGTGTCTTCCATAGCTGTCTCTTGCTCTTTATTTGGGGACATTGCCGCAATAGAGTCAAGGACGCACAGTTGTACTTCTCCACTCTTCTGCATATCGAGAATAAGCTGACACGCTTCTTCCATACCGTCAGGCTGAGAATAAAGCAAAGTGTTTACATCAACACCAAGAGCTTCAAGGAAAGCTTCATCGGTTGTTCCCTCAACATCAACTAAAGCACAAATATATCCTTTCTTCTGAGCTTCACGAATGATATGCAAAGCCTGTGTAGTCTTTGTAGAAGAATAAGCTCCTGACAATTCAATAAAACGACCTTCAGGAATACCTCCACCGAGAGCAAGGTCAAGAGCAATACTACCTGTACTTAAACGCTCAATGGATTTGATGTTGCCCTCTTCATCTTTCGGAACACCAAGAGTGATACAATTTGCTCCGAACTTCTTATTGAGGTCGGACATAAGCTTTTCAAGCTCTGCTGACTTCCTTGTAGGCTTTGGTGCAGGTTCAGTCTCAACAGCTACACGCTTAACTTTGTTTTTCGCAACTGCCATTTGTGTCTTCCTCCCATAAATCTCTGATTTCGTAATCTCCGTCATTCTCTAACTGATTAAGAATGGCTCGATTGTAAAAGTCGGTTAAATTTTCACCTGACTTTTTTGTATGAGCTTGTACCCTCTCAGCTAATACATTGCTCATCATAATTGTGGTGCGTTCAAGTGCCATTTCATTACCTCCTATTCTTTTGCACTGTATGAATATCATACCACACTTTTATTTATTTGTCAAGTATGAAATTCATACTTCTGACAAGAATAGTATAACATAAAAAGACAGGGAAGTCAAATCCCTGTCTTGTCTACACAATATTTAATTATCCTTGCTGTCTCTAAAGGGTCAAGCTTCTTATACTCGTCCCACGGCTCAAAGAATTGGTGCTTATCAGTAATGTCGCCCGTAATGTCAAAAATGCGATTTCCAATCTTACAAGCAAAATGATTTCCAACTGCATAGTACATAATCTGAGAGTCGGGGAAGCGAGTATGAAGAATAAAGGCAAACCAATAGCAGTAACCATTAGTAAAAGTTCGTGTTACTTCACCTGAGTCAAAACGCTTAAAATCTCGGATAAAACGCTGAACTCCTGCGTAGGTAGGTAATTGCTTTACTTTCATACTCACACCTCGTTACTTAGCGTCTTGGTAAGAGTCGCCAAAGTCTGCGTCTGCTCTGAGGGGCAGGTTAAGGGAAACATTGTCTCCAAAGGGGTGACTCATATAATGCTGTACTTTAGCAATACACTCTTCCACAAGCTCTTCAGGACACTCAAATACAAGCTCATCGTGAACCTGCAACAGCATATATACACCGTTATCATAGAACCAAGGGTCGAAGCTTACTCTATTCTGAGCAGACATAGTTAAATCTGCGGCACTTCCTTGCACAGCACTATTAACAGAAAGACGCTCACAATATGCCTGAGCTTTGAAGTCACTGCTATTTATATCAGGCAGTCTCCTCTTTCGCTTCAGAACAGTGTACACATACCCATACTTATGAGCAAAACGCTTCTGATTACGAATGAACTTAGATACTCCTGAATATGTCTCAAAGTACTTATCAATATAAATCTGAGCTACATCAAGCCCACTTCTTACTTTATAAGCTTCAAGATACTCTTTGTCTCCTAAGTCTACAGGGTGTCCGTGGTCGCTCTTTAATTGCTCGTAGAGTCTTGACGCTCCACCACCATACATAAGCAGGAAGTTAAGAACTTTTGCCGCCTGTCGGAGATGAGGATATTTCTTCTTTACCTCTTCAGGAGTACAGTCAAGATTAAACATATTAACGGCAGTAGAACCGTGAGTATCAGAACCACTCTCAAACATTTCAAGCAAATTCTTATCTTCAGAGAAATGTGCCAACACACGCATTTCAAGGTTTGCAAAGTCAAGAGCTACAATTTTCTTACGCTTACCTGTGTTCTCATCTACACTACCGATAAACAATGAGCGTATTTGATACTTGTCCTCTTCATCTGCTTTTGGTAACTGCTGTAAATTCGGGGACGAACAAGAAAGTCTACCTGAGTCAGTACCAATAATGTTAAATGAGGGGTGGGCTTTACCGTCTTCATACAACTGCTCTCTGAGACCGTCAATAAAAGCACTACGGAGTTTTTCAAGCTTCTTATAGTCCAACATCAACTCACACAGCTTAACACCTTCTTGCTTTCTCTTATCTTTGAAAGACATATTAGAAAGCTTCCAAAACACTTCAGCATTAGTCTGTGGAGCACCACTCGGGGTAGTAGTGATAACTCGGAAATTAAAAGACTTCTTACGGATTGCAGGATTGCCTGTCATCTTAAACAAAGCAGGTCTTCCATTGACATCATCAATATATAGACCACGAGCGTTAAGGGACTCTTCGTCCCCTTCTTCAAACATTTTCTGAACTATCTTAGGCTCTTTCTCCAACTTAACTTCTTTCGGGGGAGCAGAATACCCAAAAAGCAATTCAGCTAACTGAGCATTACTTGAAAGACTGAACTCAACTCCGGCAAGCTCTGTAATCTGATACTGCAACTCTTCCATATCCTCGTTGATTTCTTCGCTCATCTCTTCAAGACGGTCAACATCAACGGTAACACCCTTATGCTCCATATCATAGATAGTACGGATAAAAGGCACATACACTTTGTTGTAAATCTTATCCATTTTCTGTTCTTCAAGCTCATCGAGAAAGCCCTCATACAGCTTAAAAGTATAAAATGCGTCATCAAGAGCATAGGGAGCAGAGTCCTCAATAAGAGTCATATCAAATGTAGCTTTACTGTTTGCTTTAAGCCCAAATCTCTTCTTGACTTCGGCAGGAACACTCTCAGTAACTTCCTTAAAGTGCGTTTGGTCAATACCAAGCTTTTCAGCAGAGTTCTCCTTCAAGCCGTTTGGGGTATTCTCATCACAAAGCCAAGAAGCTATCATTGTGTCAAACAAATCGGCAGTCTGAATATCAATACCCACTCGGGACATCGTGTGCATATCGAACTTTAGGTTATGCCCTATAATTCGTACATCAGTCCTCTCAAAAACAGGCTTCAGGTAATTGACCACTACATCAAGGTCAAGCTGTCTATCAAGGTCTTCATCACGAATGTGACCCACAGGTATGTAATAGTTATGGTATGCTCCCCACGAAATACTGATACCTACAAGTCTAAAATCTTTATTATAGCCCAACACTCTTAAAGTATTGGTCTCAGTGTCAAATGCAAACTCCTCTAAGCGTTTCATTCGACTATACAATCTCTTCAGTTTTGGGAGAGAGTCAACAATCTCGCTCCTAATTCGTTTTGGTCGATAACTGAACATTATTTACCTCCTTAATTTCTGCAATATAACAGAAAGACTGTACTACACTCTAAGTGTAGCACAGTCTAATCTGTCGGTCAAATCCGTGATTTAGGAGTTAAGCTTCTGCTTCAACAACTTGCCACACTTAATTCTAAGTCCTACACTTGCAGGAATAGTATGGTTCTCTTTTGTTGCAGGATTGCGACCAATACGCTCTTTTCTCTGCACAGTCTCAATAGTAAACTGACCGATATATGAAACACCGCCATTTTCGATAGCTTCTACAACAACACCTAAAGCGTTCTTCATAGTTGCTTCGGCTTCAGCAAGTGTTACACCGTGCTTCTGTGCATAGCTCTTTGCTAAGTCTTTAATACCTGAAATCATACTTAACCTCCTTTCACAAATTGATTAAAAGGGAATATCGTCCTGCTTCTTACGGAACATAGGCTTAACGCTATTCTCCTTCGGCTTACTGCTCTTAAACATAGGAGCTTTCTTTTTAATGCCCGGAGTTGTAGCACGAGGAGCAGGAGCTTCTTCCTCTTCGTCATCGTCATCGACTCCTACGAGGTTGCTTCTTTCTGCGTATTCTTCGTCATCGTCCTCGTCATTAGTACTACCACTGATAGAGTTAGAAAGACACTCTTCAATGATAGAATACAGACTGTCAGCAGTACCGTTATAGAGTTCTCTCAACTTCTCAGGAAGCATATTCTTAATCTCTGCCTGAGTGAGCTTACCTTCTTCATCACCCTTTTCGATAGTGTAAGTAGTACTTGTACCCTTACCTAAACGAACAATAGTAATGGTGCGGTTAGTAAGACCATACTTAGAAGAAATACGGTCAAGCTGAGAAAGCACTCTTGCACCCTGAACATAAAGTCTAAGCTGACCCTTACCTTTCTGCTTCTTACCGTCTTTATCTGTGTACTCATAAGGTCTCATATCCCAAATAAGGAAAGCACCCTTAAATGTAGGCTTGTCGCCACTTGCACACAGAGAGCAGTTGCTGTCTCCACTACATACGATTGTGTCATACACTTCTTTGCCGTTTCTCATACCCTTTACTGTATGCTCGTAAAAGGTTACAGGCTCTTCAGTAAGGAAGCGTACATCAGCTTCATCACCGTCATTTGACAAGAAAAATCTCCACAGGTTCTTCCCCGCTTTTTCACGATTTTCGTCTTGTCTCTGCTTTTCTTCACGGACAGCAGTATATCCCTTTTTGAACATTCCCATTCTAAAACCTCCTTAAATTATTTGATTTATTTTACCCTTCTATATAGTAGAAGAATGGGCGAATGTAAGTGTCCTCTGTTTAGGACAAGTATATTATAGCATAAGCTCTATGTATTGTCAAGTCCCTGAAATCAGAGTCTCGGAAGCTTATGACTTGTAAGACCTGCTGACTCAATTACAGCATTAGTCTCCTCTTCTCCCCAATCTGAAGGGTCTTTACCAAAATCGGGATAATAATGAGGAACTAAATACATAACTCTATCACCAAGTCTCTTCTTAGCAATGTTACGAGCTATCTCTCCACCTTTATCGTGGTCAAAGAGGTCAATAAACTTACTGCACCTCTCTGCTATTTGGTCGGCTTGCTGTTTACTCATACCGTCTCCCATCATAGCTACAGTATTTTTATAGCCCCACTTTCGCAAAAGAATAGCGTCAAGCATTGACTCAACACCTATAATGGTATCGTCAGTAACTACAAGCTTGTCAAGAGGGTATATGAGACCCGCTTTCGGGAAGCCATAAATTCTAAAACGCATATTCTTAGGTCTACGAGGGTCAATGTAACGACCTATGATACCTGCAAGTGTTCCGTCTTCCCAAAAGGCAGGAATAGTAACAGTCTCACTTTCAAGGTCTCGACCTATCATATACTCTTGCATATCTTTTTTAGTAAACCCTCTATCAAAGAAATACTTATAGGTTTCTTTTCCACTCTTAAACACTGCAAGCTTACTTCGGGGCATTTCATACCGCTTCTCAGCTTTCTCTTCAAGCTGTACAAAGTGTTCCTCGTATCTCTTTATATTCAGAAAGTCTACATCAAAGTCAAAACTAAACTCAATGTGATACCGTTCTTTTAAGAACTTCTCAGCTTCCTGAACATTCTTAAATCTATCAGGTAAGGACTTATATACTAACCACGGAATAGACCCACTCGCTCCACAAGAAAAGCAATGAAACACTTGGTAATGAGAATTACTATCCTGTGGAACAAAGTCTATATCTATTCCGGCAGAGGGGTGAGACTCTCCGTGAACAGTACAACAGAACTGTATCTTAGTGTCTTTCCACGGCATTATCTTAGGAGAATGTAAGACATTTATTAAAAGGTCTTCCACTTGGTCTTTAGATAACCCTTTACTCAATCTCATCAACTCCTATCACATTATCTGCTTCGACAGGCTGACCGTCATCGGTGAAATTAGTGTCATTAGTCTCAGCGTATATCTCAGAGAAATCCATTACATCAAAGTTCCAATTCATCATAACTTTACCTGTAACACCCTCACGCTGTTTTAACACTTTCAAACACATTTCTCTATCACTCAGCATAACCTCATCTCTATACAGAGCGAGAATATCATCAGAGTCTTGACCAATAGCTTGTGTATACATAATAGACCCTAATTCGGGACCCGTCTTCTTAGAAGTATTCTTGTCTGCCTGAGTGTTAATAAAAATCGGGATTTTACACCTCTTCGCTAACTTCTTCAGGTCTCGGGTAATATGAGCTACACGCAACCAATCATCTTTAGCCCCTTGGTCATCTTCCATAAGGTAAACACCGTCAATAAGCACTACATCAGGCTTATGCTTGTCTATCTCAGCAGAAACACCCATAACACCGCTTGCTGTAGCAATAATTAAAGGCTCACAATTCGGCAGGTCATTCTCCAAGAACTCAAAATAACTCTTTTCTTGTTCAAGAGATAAAGTGCCGCTTTTGAAAGCATTATAATTAAGCTCACCGTACATCATACTAAAGAGCATAGCTTCGTAACGGTCTCTCATAATATCCTCACTCATCTCAGTCACGAACTGTAACACTTTACAATTCTGAAGCTGACAATAAGCACCTATAAGAATTTCAAACCAAGTTTTACCTACACCTGTATTAGCAATAAGGGTAGTCAAAGTCTCTTTCTTCAAGCCCTTCGTTATATAGTCAAGGTGTTTAATACCGTAGGGAAGACCAAGCATACCTTTAGTCTCTTTTTTCTTCTTATAAGCTTCAATACGGTCTTCCGTATTTTTAGTAATATCACAAGAGGTCTGCTCTTCAACCTCACTCTCTATGTAGGCAATTTCTTTTTTCAAAAGAGAATAAGCGGTGTCCGTGTCAAAATCTTCAATCTTCTTGACAACCTCTTCCATAACTTCAGCTAAAGAATTATGCTTAACTTTCTTTCGTAGCTCATTGCACCAAAACTTAATATTCTCTTCTGTGCCTACTACTTCAACACCGTCTCTGACAACAGTTTCAAGGTCATAATTCGGGAATTTTCTTTCAAAAACCCGAACAGTGGGAACTTCACCGTCAGAAAGAACAGAGTCATATATAAATTGGAAAGCTCGTCTATGCTCCCCTGAAAAATATGTAGCTTTTATCTGAGCGTCTTTAATGCTAAGAATATCCTTAGTTTCAAGAAGCTTCGATATAAGCCCACACTCGACATTAAAAGGTTTATTGCCTGCCATTTTGAGACCTCCTTACATACTCATTTAATCGGCTTAAAGGGATTGCGTAAGAGCTATTGATAATGCTCCTGCGATAATCGTCTTCATCTACATATAAGGTAATATCACCTATAAGCAAACGCTGACTTATCTGAATGTCCTTTTCAACAACAACTATGCGACTAAAAGGTAGGTCTTCTAAGATATGTTTCATTTCCTCGGTATAATTCTCTCTGAGAACAACGAGGTCTACCACATATTCAGTATGACGATAAAAGTACTCCATTGCACTTCGATATGTAGGGTCTATCTCTGCTCGGGATAGTTTACCTATAATGGCATTAAGTATTTTATTCTTTACTCCTTCAGTCTTGTAGCGGATAAGGCTGTCTTCACAACGAAACGCTATAACCTTACCTACAGTGTTAGCTAAATCTCCGTGTCTCATAGCTACACCTTCTTATCGTAATACTCTTTACGCTTGTCTATGCCCTCAATTTTTATTGGGGTCATATTTCCCTTCAAAAGAGAAGCGACACTTGCACCGTAACGACTCTCAATATCTTTCGGGGATAAATTGGTACAGATAACAGTAACAAGCCCATTATCTTCTCTATACCTCAAAAGGTCTTCAAGGATAGGAGCTGACGCTTTGGAGTCTACTTCTTTTCCCACTTCTTCAAGAACAAGAAACTCCACAGCTTTGTAGTTATTAAAGAGGTCATCTTCTGCCGACTCTTTCTCATCAATACTTCTCGCACTCCATACGAGCGTGTATCGAGACATATAGTCTACAAAAGTTACTCTCCGAGTAGAATAACGGTGCTTGTACGCTTCTTTAGCAACAATACACGCTATCAAAGTCTTACCAACACCATTACTTCCAAATAAACACAATCCACCTAATTTGTCAAGAGACTGCCACCTCATATTAGAAATATAACGAGCAATGCAATCCTGCACTTCTTCAAGGTCGGAACTACCATAAGTCTTAAAGTTCTCTATAGTAACTTCGTGAAACTTTTTAGGAATACCAATAAGACTCAAACTTTTTGGGGATAGATATTTTCTCTCCGGTCTCATTCCCAATCACCTACTTTCGCTTTATCAGTAGTTGTATCTCCTGACCACTCTCTCGTTACTTTCTGCTTTACAGGTCGCACAGTCGGGTCATACTCATCATTAGCCCACAAAATACTGTCTCTATAAATTGTATTACACCAAGTACTTGATAAAACTGTGGGCTGAGTTATATTTTTATCCAAGTAGTTCTGTTCACTGCAAAAGATAAACTCTATCATTAAGCAGATTTCCCTCGGCTCGTAATCAGTCTGCAACTTTTTGAAGATACCCAAATCTCTCTTCATATTTGCAATAACATATTTAACCCCTACTTCTCTTGCTTTCTCTCTGAAAAAGTACATCAAATCGTGGGTAGTAAAGCTGTCTACCGTATTCTCAATATCTTCATACTTTTTAAGAAAGGAAGAATACCTGTCTGAAGATACATTGCGTTTTCTACTCTCAGCATAGCCTGTCTTAAAAGGCTTTCGAGACTTATCCACACTTTCCACAGACTTTTCCACAGGGGTGACTAAACACTGTTTTCGGGACTCACGAAACGAATTAGCTAAGTCCATAACACTTTGTTTTCTCACGCTTTTCACTCCCTTTAATATTATAAAGCTACAATTACATTATAGCATAAATTTCAAAATTAGGCAAATAGAGAGGGAAGCACCGTAATAGTACAACCCTCTCTACTCAATGTTAGTAGTCTTCACCTGCGGTAGCAAGTACCGACTCTTCAAGAACTTCATCAATGATAGCTTCAACACGAGCAAAAGCTTCCTTAACGGTTTCACCTTCGTGAACAGTATCAGATAACCAACAGTCTACTCTCAAAGACTCATAATTCTCCATATTCTTAGTACAGCCTTTCGACATTCCAAAAGTCTGCCCTACATAAGAGTCTATAGTCTTTTTCTTCGCTGTGGTCTGCTTTACTTCGTGGTCGAGAGGTTTACCCTTCTTAATGGTCTCATAGCCATTACGAGCTGTACCTCTCTGAATAGTAGTATTTGCTCTTGCATTATCACGCAACTGCTCTTCCTGCTGTGACTTCAACTTTTTCAACTGAGAACTCAGTGACTTCGCCATAATTACACCTCCTATATTCTTTAGATAATGCCGAATTTTTCATTGTCTTTGACAGTAATAACAATATCAAAATCCTCATTGGAAAGAGAAATCTGACTCTTGTTACCCTTATCTGCAAAGGCATTTACAATGTAATTTCCTTCAGATAAATGGAACTCACGCTGAACACAATCGACAACGGACTCCATTTTCTTAATAGAAATCTCTTTGGACTTTGCTTCATCAGCTTCTGCCTGAGCAGTTAAAGCTTTCTTCTCTTCATCGTTAATATGAGGATTTTCTTCCTCCACAACTTCGGGAGCAGACGCTTCTACTTCCTTAGATAAAGCTTCAACTTCGGCTTCTTTCTTACGCATTTTCAGTGCCACAATTACTTACCTCCATTAGCATATTTATCTCGTAAAATTGCAAGCTCTTTATGTACCCAAGTACTAAAAGAGGTATTTGCAATCGAGAGACCTTGTTTAATTTTAGCTTTCTCAGCACAGCGAACAATAGCATCAATCTGTTCCTGAGAATACAGTCTTCTTCCCCTTTCGTCTTTGAAACAAGGGTCGGGGATAACCCCTGCAATCTCCCACTTACGAATAGCATTAGTAGAGCGTCCTAAAGCACTTGCAAGAGTGCCAATATAAAATAACTCTATCTTCTGACCGTTAGGGAGAACAAAGTCTTTCTTAACTGCCGGCATTACTTCTTCCCTCCTTTGGGAACAAGACGAGACTTCTTAGAAGCCGCCATAGCGACTTCTGTCTGCTCAACTTCAGCCATTTCCTCCTTACGCTTTAAGTCAATAGCATAAGATACCTTAGTTGTTGTGATGTCTTCGAGGTCTTCAAAAGAAATGTCGCCTGTATTGATACGACCTTCAACAGCTTCTTCGTTAATGACTTCAACAGTCGTAATACAGTCATCATAACCGTGTTCTCTGAAATATGAGAGAGCTTTCTCCTGATTAAAGGAGACGGACTTCTTGCACTGCTTACCGTAGATAAACTGCTCGTCTTCTGCATAGAACGACCCCTTGTCATCTTTGACACCAACCTTTTCAGCGTTAGCTTTAATTTGGTCTGCCAAATACTTCATTCGGTCTTCAATCTTTTTCTTCTGCTCCCTCAGCGAGTCATATTCGGATAACATTGCTCCAATAGGGAGAGAAATAACTGTTGCTTTACTTTTTGCGTTCATAACACTTCTCCTTTCAGCATTGTTTGATTGTAACGCTTTTTGTAATAATAAGTATAGCACAAAAGAAGAAAATTGTCAATATCCTCTTTTGAAAATGCTACGCTTTTGTTGAGGATTTTCGCCCTCAATAATAAACCCAAGTTTTTTATATCTACGGTCACGAGTAGCTCCGTGATTAGCTAAAGAATAAACATAAGGAACACGATAGTCATATAGAACTGCCGTTGACAACTTATTAGACTCTTTAACTCTGCGAATACGACCTACAGCTTGTTCAGTGTTCTTTTCATTATTTATAGAAGAAACAAGGAACTCAACTTCCCACTGCTTAACATTTGTACCCTCTGTAGCTTTAGCATAGGTAGTTAAAGTAACATAAGGTCTTTGCTTCTCCGCTTTTTCAAGAACAGACTTATTATCAGGGTTATCTCCATAGTATAAGCCAATAGACTCTTCAGGAATAAACTCTTTCAGAGCTTCAAAATATGACCGACACTGCTCTTTTTGAGTGAAAAACAAAATACAGCTATGTCCTCTATCATACTCAATAGCAACATCTCCACACACTTGTGCTTTATAGACTTCATCATTCACCACAAAATTATCTACAACCTGATAGCTTAATGTAGGACGGTCTTTATATGGAATTTCAGAGATACGGACATAACCGTGTTTCATTTCTACTTCCGCAGGAGCGTATAAGTCAATGAGCTTATATACAGGGTGTTCATCTGTACCGATATTCTGAAAAAGAGGGTCAAAATACACAAAGGATTTTCTCTTAATCACCTTAACAGGGAGTATGTCATTCTCTCCGTCTGTCTCTTTATCGTCCTCATACTTGAAAACAATAGAACCATAGTAAAGGTTCATAATGTGGTCAAGTCCGTCAGAACGCTCGGGAGTAGCAGTAAGTCCCAATCTGTAACGAGGTCTAAAATTAGAGACCACTGAGTAAGAGCTTGCAGGGCAATGGTGCATTTCATCTTGAATAACAAAACCAAAAGTGCTATATAGTTTTTTTAAGTCCTCTGCACTTAAACGATTTAAGGTCTGCACAGTAGCTATTGTGATAAAATGACCAATCTCTCGACTCTTTGCTTTTATTAGACCTGCGTGTACTTTATTATCAAAGGCAAGAGCTATATCTTTCTTCCACCCTTCTACAAGGTCATCTTTATGCACCACAATTAAAGTCTTACACGATAATTGAGACGCAATATATAAGCCAAGAATAGATTTACCCTTACCTGTAGGCAACTGAATAATACTCTGAGGTGGAATAGAGTCCTTAACTGATAAATAGTTTTCAGCCGCTTTCTCTTGGTCTTCTCTAAGAGTCAAAACAAAAGGTGCGTGGTCTACCTGTGAATACACTCTTTCATCAACGACTTCTAATCTGCCTGACACTACAGAAAAAATATCAAAACCTATCGGAACTTTTATACACGGCTCTCCGTTATAACGACCTTGCTCATAATACATAAGAGACGGTGGAATAGCTACCCGACTATAACGAGAAAACCTAAGAGCGTTTCTATAAGCAGGGTTATCAAAAGTGAGCTTATTCTTTATTGCCGTAATCTCATCAGCAGAGGGACTACATAAAATCTGACCGTCAGCTATAATAAGCTTTCTACGATTTACTTTTTTAAGTACCACAAACATTCTCCTTTCTTGTTTATTTGGTCTACGCTTATTATAACATAAATTGAAGCGTTTGTCAAAACTAAAAGGCACTCCCTCGATGTGAAGAAGTGCCTTGTTTCAGGGTCTGCATTATCTACCTAATACTACTTATATAAGCTATATAGTATATTATATAATATTACATAACTTAATAAATATTCCCATAGGGAATGTCGGCAAGCCGACAATCACTCTTTTTGGATTTCAGGAGATAAAGTCTGAGTAATTAAAATATTCGCTTTGTCATTAGATACTAACCAATTCTTCATCTGAGATACAGCGTCCTCAATTAGCTTATCAATCTGTTTCTCAGTAAAAAAGAACTTACACACCGCAGGTAACTTATCATACAGCCACGAAGTAACTGCGGCATATTTAAGTGTGCCTGTACCACCACCAAATTCAGCTTCTGCTTCACACACAAGGTAGAAGCAAATCTGCTTGGCATACTTAGTATAACCCTTCTTAATCAGCACCACAAGGGCAATGATGAAGAGTAAAACGACAAGAATAGAACTCCAATGGAGCGTGATAAAATCAATGAAACTCATAACGATTTCCTCCGTTTATTTAAGCATTTGATTCACTCTGTTTTGAACAGCTTTCGGGTCATAGCCTGCCTGAGTCAACTTGGTAACTCTTGTAGCACCATTTCCCCACTTACCTTGAATTACCTCTTTGGCAATTTCATCAATGGATTTCAGTGAAGACTTAACTGACTGAATACAGTCAATAGCAACCCAAGTATTGATACCTGCAAGTCGGGCAGTCGTACCCTTCTTTATTTTATACCCTAAAAGGACACACTTTTTACCGCCTTTAATTACTTCCTTACCGTTAGAGGTAGTAGCAGTAATAATATGGGTATAGTCATTCTTTACCCACGCAGGGATTTTAGCAGAAACAGGATTGTACTTCTCACCCACGATTTTAACTTCATCTCCCACTTTGAAAGCAGGGGTAGGGTTAGAGGTAGAGGTCGAGGGTTTAACCGTTTCTGAGGGCTTCTGTGGGGTCTCAGTAGGGGTCGTGGACGGAACAACAGGAGCTTGGTTTACGGAAGTAAATCCATTAAGCTTTGCAGAACGAATAACTGTGGGGTAATCCTTATAGGCAATATCGAGGTCTACATTGCCGTTAATACCGTCAACCTTACCTGTAGACGAGTACTGCCACATACCTGTAATGGACTTATTTGCATAAGTACAAGCAGAAGCCCACTGAGCTACCCAATGGTCGAAACGAGTAAGCTTAGAGTCATCGAGAATATTCTTTAACCAATTCAGATTACTGTATAAAGAACACCAATAACCTGCTTTCTCAATGATGTCGCCGAAAGCAATCACCATATTGGTTAAAACAGTCTTTCCGAGAGCTTGCTGTTTCGGGTCTTCGAGGTCAAAAGAAATCGGGTAGGTGAACACACCCTTATACTTATTTAAGGTGTCTACAACAAACTGAGCTTCCTTCTTTGCCGCTTCAACAGACATAGCGTAGGAGTAGAAGTAGCAACCTACATTTACACCTGCTTTAACAGCATTAACGACATTCTTGTGGAAGTAGGAGTCTACACCACACTGAGTACCGTCAGAAGAGCCATAGCCCAATCTAATCATAGCAAACTTAATACCCGAAGCTTTTACTTTCGCCCAATCAATCTCTCCCTGCCACTTAGACACATCAATGCCCTTTACTTCAGTCTTTGAAGTAGTGGGGGCAATGTTGGAAGAAGTTTCATAGGTCACATAAGGAAGCTTACCGTGTTTAGTCCAATTTCTACGCTTATAACCTGACTTAGTGCAGTTGCAAGCAGTGATTTGGACTTTGTTAGCCCACGCAGGAGTACATTCAACAGCAAGACCGTCTCCTACATACACACCTATGTGTCCGGGACACCATACTGCTTCACCCACTTCAATTTTATTGAAATCGGTAGAAAGATTAGAGCATTTCGTAATCATTGTGTCAGCACCGATGTCGGGAACACCATTAGACTGATATGTCGCCCCACCGTATGTCTTTGAAGGGTCTGCAACGAACCCCCAAAGAACGCTCTTAATAAGGCATACACAGTCAAAAGCAAAGGTATCGTCAGTTGCCGCTTCGATGAATTTCACTCTGTCAGGGTCGGTATTCCAAGAGTTTTTATAAGCTCTCTGTTTACCTTTTGCGTTTAAGGGATAGCCTATACCTCCCATAACATACAAAGTTTTTACATTCTTAGCAATGTGTATCAACTTTGCCGCAAGTTCTTTATTTGTCATCTTAGCTACCTCCTTTAATAGCTTTGAATGTTAATATCTTCATTGACAGCTTCCTGCATAGTCATATCGACTTTTGAGTCAAGAGCTTCCTCTACAGAAGATATTTCTTTATCTATTAAACAAATCTCTTTAGGATTTTTCTTCGCCATTTTGATTTTATATTCTAAGAATGAAATCTTAAAGCGGAAGATGTTTTCCATTTTAGACTTGTTTAAGTAGAAAACGATAGTCGCTCCTGCTATACCTCCTGTTAAGGGGAGAACATACATAAATACTGATGTATCTCTCCCCTCATAGGAGAACCATATAGCAAGGGCTACAGTGATAACAAAGACAAGAACAGTAACCCACAACACTTGCTTAGTAGTTGTAAAGTTCTTCTCTTTCTTTGTTTTTCGCTTAGCCATACTTACACACCACCTTGAATAACAAGTGCAAGAACAGCACCGATAACTGCTCCAACAATGGTAGTGATAATACAGCTTATAATTGTTCGCTTGTAATGCTTAAAATCCTCCGCAGGAGCTTCTTTCAAGTTCTTAACATCAGCCTTTAACTCTTTCTGCTCTTCTACCATAGTGCTAACAGTAAGGGTTAAACGGTCAACGGAACGAGTCAAAGAGTTCATTGCTTCCTGCTGATTTTCACATTTTACAAGCCTATGCTCAATCTCTTCGATTTCGTGCTTAAAGTCACTATGCTCCAAGATAAGCTTTTCGTATTCTTTTTGGGTCAATTCGTGCATACCCTACACTCCTTTCTGTAAGATTGGGTATTTTAGTACCCAATCTCCACAAAAAGTAGGCGGGTATCTACGGTTGTTTTTGCTTTTCTGCCACGACATTGTACAGGGACTATTAGTCCACAATGAGGTCTGCAAGGTCAAGAGCAGTAAGCTCCTCAGCAACCTTAGCTTTGAGGGTAGCAGGAACTTGTGCATAAGTTCTTCTACCTGCAATGATAAGAGCAACATAAACAGCGACCATTTCATTTGTACCTCCTTTCAACAAGATTAGAAAACACAGGCGAATTTTAAGCCACATAAGGCTCACCTGTAATCTCTTCATAGCGTTCAGGAGTGATATAGCCACGAGCAACATCATTCTTTAAGATAGATTTAACTTCTCTCTTTAAGCTGTCAGGTACTTGCGACCAAGTTCTCTTTCCTGCATACAGCAATTCAACATAAACTTGTGCCATATTACACTACCTCCTCGTTGTAAAGGGTTTCATAAAGCTCGGCAAGACCTACCATAGTAGTAAGATTTGTTTCCTCTAACTGAGCATTTTTCTCTTCAAGTCGAGTCATATACTCAGAATGAGTTAAAACTTCTTCATCATACTGCCAACAATGCTTGCCGGGCATTTCTTCGGTATCAGGTTCGTCAATACGGACGATATTAGTCCTGATATAAGCGTGAAACTCGTCTCTCTCGAAAGGGAGAACAGTCTCGGCGGTGCTTTCAACACCTTTAATTAAGTCTGCCATTGAGAATAACCTCCTTATAAAATTTCTCAGCATACGGTTCTAAAGGAACAATATACTTTTGAGACAACCTATAGCTATCACAGTACATAAGCCAACCTTTATAAGAGTTTATAGAACACCACTGACTAAAGGTCATCTGACCCTTCGTCTCAATAGTCTTCCATATTTCACGCACTCTTCGTTTCAGGTTCATAGCAGTGGACTTTCTGAGCAGAACATAGTCAGGGAAGATACGATAGCCTAAGAAATCAATTCCTCTATCTTTTACAGGGAAGACTTGATAATTCTGCTTCATCTTTAAGCCCTGAGTCGTTAAGTACTCTTCAATATCCTTCCGCAACTGATGTAGCTCTTCTTTGGTCTTTGCGAGAATAACCACATCGTCCATATATCTGTAATAGTGTTTCAATTTCTTCTTCTCTTTGCACCAATGGTCAAAATCAGAGAGGAAGAAGTTACCACTCCACTGAGACATATAGTTTCCAATAGGAACACCTATATCTTCATCAGTACTGTCTACTATTTCATCTATCAACCACAATAAGTCAGCGTCCTTAAACAGCTTTCTATATTTCTCTTTCAAGAGGTCGTGCCTGATACTCGGATAATACTTAGTAATATCCATTTTGAAACAGTACTTAGTCCCTTCAGGGTCTTCTCGTATAGCTCGTTTTATTCTCTTCAGAGCTAAATGAACGCCACGCTTAGGGATTGCGGAGTAAGTATCCGTGATAATAGTATTGATTAAGTAAGGTTCAATGACCTGCAATAAAGCCCATTGAGCAATTCTGTCAGGAAAGTAAGGAAGTTTGAATATCTCCCTCTCCTTCTTGTAGTCTTTCTTTATAAAAGACTCATACTCAGAGGTATTATAGGTCTTGTTAATCAATAGCTCCTGTAACTTTTCAATGTACACCTGTAAATTTGCGTCTATCTGTACGACTTCTTTATACCACCCTTTACCTTTTCGGGCATTTTTGTGGGCGGCTTCTAAGTTGCCTGTTTCGTAGATTTTAGGGTACAAATAACCGACTCTTTTCAAGGAGTCACAGCCTTTCTAAGCTGTTTGTGCTTTAGCAGAGCGTTCAATGAGCATTACCTCCTTACTAACACCACTTGCGTTTTCTATGTTTTGCCACCTTATAGGAAGCGTCCTGAGTATGTCGGACACATTCAGGCGAATAATGAGCTTCCTATAAGGCTCTGAGGGGCAGGGTAACAAAGTGTACTTAACGGTGGTTTGGTATTTAACCTTACTATGAATACTAATTGCACAAATAGTAAGTACCCGCTGATATTCCGATTACGATTACTCGAAGTATTATTCACATTACGAGAACACAATCCAACATTCGTACCATTATTCCAATTACAATTACGATTTGACACATACCAACAGCTTGTTACCCATAGAGATTTCACAATAGCTCTCTACAAACTATAATGCTTTTTACTCGCCCGTAACAGGAGTACCTTTAGGTTCAGGCACAAACAGTAAGAACCCGCCGAAATACCGATTACGATTACCCGAAGCATAAGCCACATTACGAGAACACAATCCAACAGTCGCACCATAATACCAATAACAACTACGATCAGACACATACCAACCGTTATAGGTGTAGTTCTGATAGAAGTAGTCGTGGATAGGATAGCTTGAAGAACCTGTGGTCTTTGTTGCTAAGAAGCCCCAGTCAAAGTCTTCACTGTAGCCTACTCTGTTTACATAGCCATTTGCTTTTGCAAGAGAGAAGCCCGTAGACTTGTAACCGTCAGCGTCTTTAGTGTTATCAGTGTAGATACCCGTATGAGAGAAGTAAGCGTCATTCTTACCCTTAGCTTCAATATTGAGACCTTCTTCCCAATACGAACCATTGCCCCAATTATTCTCTTCACCTCTGTAGGTAACAGAACGCTTACCTGCTGTACCTTCTGCTTCACCTGTAGCGTTACCTAAAGCAGAAGTGTCACCGTTCTTGTAAGCCATATTGGTAGCTCCGTCATCGGTTAAAGTAGATACACCCCTGCCGACTTTGTTATAAGCGTCAAGAGAGCAGTACTCAATCAAGAATAAATATGCAGTACACATATTTGCGGAAAGGTCTTTCTGTTGCCAACCAAAACCTTCCTTAAAACGAGACTGAGAAGTCTCAGGGTCAATGTTTCTGTTATTAGCAAGAACCGTTACATTCTTACGAGTGAGGTTCTGAGTAAGACCACTTGCAGGTTTAACTCCGGCAATCGAGCAAAGCAAGTCACCTGTACCTGCTGTGAAAGACGCTACCTGAGCATCATTCTCAATATAACCACCTGTACCTACCTGTGTCTTGTCGATGTCGCAAGTAACACCTGTGTTGTCGGTATCGACAAACTCAACAGTATTTCTTGCACCCGAATTTTTACAAGTAAAGATTACTTCTGCTCCTGTACCTGCAACAAGCCACGAGTCAAAAGTTGTAGCTCTAATTCTCGAAGCAACCGCTTCAGGTGTGCTGTCAGAAGCTTCAAGAGCAATCTTTTTAGACTCACCGTACTTGTCAAGGACAATAGTGATATTACCTGCTGTGGTAACACCCTGAGTCACTGTTAAAGTGTTCTTCTCGACTACAACAGGGGAAACATCGAAGATACTTCCTCTGAAAGCAGGAAGATACGCTACATCAGCGTCAACAAGGGGAATACCTCTTTGGAACAGAGGATAAAGCTTAAAGCCTGTTCTCGGGGTGAGGGACACATAGTATCTTGCTTTAACAAGAGACCAACCACTCTGATTGTTCTGCTTCTCCATTTTAACAGGAACGGTCTTATACCAAAACTTAGGCTGTTCGACCATAACCTGTACTTTAGTACCCGCAGGGTAAGTAACTCCGTCTTTAACAACAGAGTCAGCAAGGACACCTGTTTCAGAATAACCTGCGTCACCGTAGTAAGCAACTACAACACCTTCATCTGTGATGTTACAGCGTCTTCTGCCACCCCACGGAGCAAGAGCGTCAAAATCTGCACCCTGAGATAAACCAATGTTAGCACCGAGTCTTGTGTACTTTCTGTTCTCGTAGTCGATTTCAACACCGTACACTTGCTCATCGTTGTAGCCCACAAAATCACAAAGCTCTTGGAAGTCTTCCAAGTGTTCATTAAAGGTTGCTACAGAAACAAGTCCCGCAGGGTCAACCGTGATATTAAGCTGAGTCAACGCACTGTGAATAAGGTAAAACATATAGTTCATTGTAACAGGAGTTACCGCAGGTAACGGCATAATATCTGCCGTGCCTTCATCACACTGAGCAATCATATAGAGGATTTCACCCATATCAGGGTGAGAAGCATAAACACCAATCTGATTGATGTTATAAGAAGCAGACAGGTTTGTATTAGTTACCTGCAATTCAAGGTTACTACCTGTACTCATTGTGGTAACTTTCGTCACCGACATTGTCTGCTTAATGGAACTTACCGCAGTCTGTGTAAAAAGATTTGCGGCGGCAACACGACCACTACCTGTTACAACTTTAGTAATGGTAAGCTGACCCACACCTGCCTGAACTTTAGATAAAAGCTCTTGACCTTTCTGAGTCAACATAATGTTGTTTGAAGACCAAACTGCCATTTTGAGATTACCTCCTTAAATTATATTTGGAGTAAGTATTTGATGTTGAGCCATACAAACACATACACCGACATTTGATACTGCTGAGAAAGAGTATTCTTTTTCTCTTTCAAAGGGATAGACCTGAGTGGTCATCTGAGAGCTTACAACGCAACCCTTATAGTCATTGGCACTAAGTACAGAAGTACTAATAAGAGCCGAAACTGAAGGAGTGATGTAAAAGGGTAACTGAGACTGAATAAACTGCTCAATAACCTTAGCACTCGGGGTAACAGAGATAGCTTCCTCAATAGAGTTTACAAGAAATGCTACATTAAGAAATCTACCTATACACCCTCCCTCTTCATTATACCGCCTTTCGTAAGATAAATCAACTTCAAAACCTGTTAAAGTCGATACGAGGTATCTAATGGCGGTTTTAGTACCTCTTCTCTTCATCAAAGCCCCGAGATTGCTTAAAAACTTGCGGTGATACTCAACAGGAATATCCTGATAGTAAGCAAGACCGAAGCTTTCATAAAGATACGGAAAGAACTCCGCAGGGCATTTCTCAGGGTCTATCAAAGTTAGAAAGTTATTGCTGTCCTCAATGACTTGCTCAAAACCTCCTGCACAGAGACATTCAAGGTATCTGTACAAAGGGCTTCCTAACTTTGAGTCTTCTTCTCTATAAACGGCAGGAAGCTTGTTATAAAGATAGCCGACATAACTGCGTTTATCAATCATTGAAGACTACCTCCTTATTAGTCTGCTATGCCACCTGTCATTTCAAAATTAAGATTGCCGAGAGTAAGTATTTGACTAACAGCAGGGCTGATTATCATATCTCCTTCCTGAGAAATACTACTCGTAATTGACATTCGTATTGATTTAACTCCGTCACAGTTTTCTTTCACCATTGTTTCGAGGTCTGTGATAGAACACTCTTTACCGAAGTCATAGTCACCAATTTCAAAATAACTTGTGAACATTGCCGTAATTTCATCTCTAATGCTCCCTTGGGTATAACGGTCTTTCACTATGATAGACATACTTAAATCCAAAGGAACAAATGTTGAGCTATTTGCAGGTATAAGATTGACCTGAGTTCCCACTAACTCTCTGTCTTCATACATCTGCATAATCTCTTCCCTAAGACTGTCAGAAAGCTCCGCATTATTTTGAAGCAGGATATACACATTAACAGTGTCTACCAAAGCTTCGCTTTTCTGTGAGCTTGATAAAGCTATTTGAGGGAAGAGTTCCTTAACTCTATCTGCATAATCTTCCTCAGTGAGACAAGCCCACTTCGTTCTGTAGGAGTTCGGAGCGTTAGTCTTTATCTCAGCTAAGGTCTCTTTATCATACCCTAAGTCAAAAGGCACATCAGGGTTAAATGTAGAGTCCACTTTAGACACATTTGTATCTAACTGAGTGATTTTATTTGCTCCAACATTTCCTTGTGAACCACCGCCTATGCGGTAAGTAGAAATAATGCCGTTAGAGAAAGCAGTAGGTATCTTGCCTGTGATGTTATTGCCAAAGATGATAACAGCTTCATCATTGTCAGTCATCTCAACCTTGTAGTGCTTATCTGTCGGGGTACTATCAAGGAAGGACTCAACTCTCACCCACGGCTCAAATCCTGCTCCCTCGTTTACAAGTACGGCAATACTTGACGAGATAACAGGAGTGTAACCTAAAGTAAAGCGTTGGTCTTCAGTGCCGTTACTGCTTCCTACAATCTCACTTTGAATAGTAAGACCCTGAACTGCGGTAACAGCATACAGATAATTTCCCTGCTCATCTCTCTCATCTCCTAACTTCCCGGCAGGAATTTCGAGGTCATCTTCTGTTTCAAACATTACAGAATACTCCGTAGCACTTTCAACAGTTTTTACTCTTGTTCCCGCAGGAATGTAAGTAGAAGAGGGCTGAGCAGAAGCAAGAACAAACACCTGTTTAACTTTAGAGGGGATAGAGCTTCGGGGTATGTAGTCAAGTACATAACACCACTTCAAGGCATTAGCTCTTTGTTCCTCTGTAATTAAAAAGGCTTCATTGGCTTGCACATCTTGATGAAAGCTAAGAATATCAAGACCCTTTGCTAACAGTTCAAGAATAACAATACCTGCGTCTGTCTGACTTCTATCTGTATATTCAGGCATTTTGATACCTAACTGCTCAATCATATAGGCTCTAAAGGCTTCATAGTCCTTATTCGTATAGTCAATATTCGGAGTTGGAGTTATTGACATTCGCTTCACCTACTTTCAGTTTACTTGTATATTCAGCATCGTAAGGAAGAGCCTTGAAACGAACTGTAGCATAGACAGCATTATTAGAGGAAGACACCTCTACATCTAATACTTCTATTCTCGGTTCTAATCTCGTCAAAGCGTCCTTTATTTGATACTGTAACAGAGTATGCGTGCTTATATCATTTGGCTCAAATATGTCCGTATCTACTTCAGAGTAAATGTGATACTCCATAGTACGCTCATATTGGAAAGTCCTCAGAATTTGCTTCATACTCTCTATAATATGGGGAACTTCTCTTGTGCTTGTTGTGGAGGTGACAACACCACCTTTCACACCTATGCGAAAAGGGAAGCTTATCCCTGTATAACCTTGTTCAGCCATACATATACCTCCTTAGTTTGCATAAACATTAGGACTGCCTTGTGCTACACTTCCTCCACACGATACAGCGTCATTAACTCTTGCTATAGGAAGTCCATTTACAAACACAGTGGAACTACCGCCTGAAATTTGACTTGTATGGGGATTAGGGTTTAACCCTCCTTTATTATGAGACGGATATGTGTCTGACTTTCTCCCACAAGCAATACCGTTAATGAACACATTAGAGCTACCCTTATTCAAGGCAACGGCAGGGTAGTTTCCGTGTCCTGTATTTTTATCTCCCTTACGGGTAACAGCAGACATAATAACACCTCAATTCAAGTCAATTCTATTGGCAACAGCTTTTATACTGTCCTCAGTGATAGTTAGCTTACTGCTACCTACTGTGATTTCAATAGTAGCTTTTGCCCCTGTCTTTGTATCTTTGCCCCACATCTTTATCTTACACCCATTCCATTCAATATAGCGTGTGCCGACATTGTAGTTCTTATCAGGAGAACCGTCTTTACACCACCACCCTCCTGTATAAATGGGCTTATTGACATCTCCGGCTTCAAATTCTACCCACACAGTCTCTCCGACTTTGGGGATAGCAAAATCTCCACCAAAATTATATGCAACAGGTACGCAAGGCTCGCACCAATTACTAACAGCTTCGCCCAAAACTTTCGGGCATAAAACACGAATACGACCTCTCTTTTCGGGGTCATCTACTTTTTGGACTTTTGCTCTATACTTCCCAAAGTATTGTACTTTCGCCATAAATATCACCTTACACTTTCTTTAAGAATTTCACATAAGTCCACGACCAAATTTCTTTTAGTCTCACTCTCTTTCCGTCACTACTTACTCCGTCAACGGTATGCACTTTTTGAGTAACCCATTTGGGAACCCATACTCCTTCAGAAGCATTAGAATACCAATACTTTTTAGGAGCAATAGTAAGAAACATAACTTTATCTCCCATTTTGAAAGAAGTAGAAGGAGCAGGAGTAGCTTCCGCAGGTCTTTGTGCCGCAGAGGAAGAAGTGGTATTTGTGTCAACAACGACACTTTTAAGAGTAGAACCAAAGCCTGTTTTAATTACTGTTAAAGTATGAGAATACCCCTGACTGTTATCTATTGTTCGCTTAACAGCAGAGATATAATACAGACCTGAGAGGTATTTACCTATACCCTCTATCTTAATCGTCTGACCCGCTTTTAAGGCTATAGTCTTCTTACTTGCTATTAAAACAAGCTCACCTTCTAAGGTGTTAAATTCTATCTCTATATACTCACTGTCGGCTTCTGCCTGACTGTTGACTTTAGAGGAAGAGTCTACAGTGACAGACCCTCCATTTTGGGTGGAGGTAGAAAGAGAAGTGTCACTATCAGAACCTGAATAAGCAACAGGCTCCCAAACACCTGTTTTGGGGTTGTACTTATATTCTACTGCACGAGCATTACTTTGCCCTGCAACATAGGTATCATTTGGCACTTCTCATTCCTCCTTTATTTTAGTGCTACTGAAATCCACTGACCTTTCTTCGGGTCATACTTATAGCCCTTGCTTGGAGTGGAAGTGGTCTGAACAGGCTCACCCTGAACTTCTCGTGCCGTAGTAGAGTCACTTGCAGTTGCAGAGTCAGTAGCCTTAGTATCTGTGTTAATATCAGCTTTATCAATGGACTCTTGACGAGTTTCCTTATTGATTTTAGGGGTAAAGCTGATTACATCAAAATCTCCCTTTTTGTACGAAACAGTAGCTTTCGGCTCTTCAAGAATACCCTTCTTCACATAATAGATTGTGTCACCAATAAGCTTACATTTATATAAATCACGCTCTTCTCCTGCGAGGTTTTCTATAAATTCTATATCAGTAACACCACTTTGCGAAATAGTGTCTTCTTTTGTTGAATTGTACCCTGATTGTATTACACACTTAAATCCGTACTCTGCCGCAATCTTCTTAACAACATCAGCTCTCGTGACATTATCCCAAGAGCGAGTTTTCTTCTTTCTGTTCATTATGTGGGAGTTATCCAAACAGAACACAGAAAGCTGAGGATAACCATTCTCAGGAAAGGATATATCAACAGCAGAGATATACCCAAAAAATGTGTCTCTGTGTGTTTCACCCCACCAACCGAACTCTACATATACAGTAGCTTCTTCGATGAAGATTGCGTCCTCAATGTACTTAAATTCGGGGTCACTTACAACTAAGGTACAAGTATTAGAACCGTCATCTAACTCATCGAGGGTAATACTTTCAATACATTCCCTTCGGTCTACACTGATAGGATTGCCGTTAATGTGAACATTGTAGTAACAACTTAATACATCACTCACTTACCCTCACCACCTCTTCAAAGGGTGGAATACAGAGTATATCACCCGCTTTTATTTCAAGCTCGGACTGATACTGCGGATTTGCGTCCATAATAGCCCACCAAAGCTGAGTGTTATTGTAATGCTTATAGGCAATACCGTCAATGGTATCACCTTGCACTACAGTATAGTAAGTAGCTTTAGCTAAGTTAAAGTGATTTCTGCTTCGTATGCCAAACACTAAGGAGTCCCCTCTCGGGTACATAGGTGTTTTAATGTATCGAGAACCTTTATATACTGCCATTACACACCCACCTGCCTTAATGTCAATGTGAAACGAGCCATTGTGGGTCTTCCCCACTCGTCATACTCTTCCATTTTGATTACTAAGTCTTCAAGAACACATCTTCGGATAAAAGTACCATAACAGAAGAGCATTTCGGGCGGTTTCTTATAATTCGCTGAATTTGTCTCGGGGGTGAGAAAACCCCCAATAAAATTCATATAGCTATTGATTACTCCTGTATAGGGCTTGTTAAAGAAGAAAAGCTCTACAGGAAATGACCTTGTGTTACCGTGAACGAATTGCGTATTGGGGTAAGACATTCCCGGTGCAACAATTTCAGCATAGGTAACACCACGAGAGTACTCAAAGGTCTCAGGGTTGTACTGAAATCTTTTGATAGCTCCTGTGTTAAGGTTTTTAATATAACCTTTAGTTCTTGCTCCAACTCTTGAACTCACAACATCTTACCTCCTTTACGCTCTTACTGCCATTGCTCTCAACTGCTGTTTACGAGCAATAATCTTCATAATCTTCTCTGCCGCTTTTTCAAGCTCACTATCAGAAGCGTTTGCAAGCTGAATAACGATACTTCCTGCGGCAAAGGTAACACTGTAGTCATTCTTAGTTTCTCCTGTCTTCTCGACAATCTGAGGGGCAGGAGAGGTCTGTACAAAGTTCTGTGTATTAGTAACAAACGAAGAATTATTATTCACGCTTGCAACCGTTTCAGCAGGAACAGGAGCAACAGGAACAGCTTCCATAACAGTAGGATAAATGTTATTTAAGACTGCCTGCGGTTGAGTGATGTCTCTCGAAACACCATTAACAGTGTCACTGTCATACTTACCTAAGAAGTTCTGCAACCTCTTTGTAGTATCGTCATTGACAACAACTTCATTCGGGTGAAGAACAGCAAGACCTGTAGTCTTAACATAACCACCTGTATCAAGACCGATAAAGTTAGCTATGCTATCTCCAACACCTGATAACCAATCTCCTGCGGCATCTATACCGTTAGAGAAGAAGTCACCGACAGAACTGATAGCGTCAGTAAGCCACGACAGCTTTTCACCAATCCAATTAAAGAAGGACATTGCACCTTCAGTAATGGACTCCCACACACCTGCAAAGAACTCTTTAACTCCGTTGAATACACCTGTGGTTGCGTCAGCCGCCGCAGTAAAGGCTTCAGAGAACCAATTAGTAACAGCAGTGATTTTCTCGTTTATCCAATCAAACACTCCAATGATGAAGTCTCTGAAAGGAGTAAGAACATTCTCATTTATCCAAGTAAAGATAGAAGAGAAGAAGTCTCCGATTGCTTGTAAGCAACCTACAATCCAATCACGAACTGCTGTAAAGGCTGTCGTTATCCAATTTACTACAGGCATTACTACATTGTCTTTCACCCAATTAAAGATGAACGAGAAGAAGTCGCCAATAGCTTGTAACACAGGTTGTATCTTACTCCACAGCCACTGAAATGCAGAAACGATAGCATTGATTACTACCTTGACTACAGCGACTATTGCGAGGAAGATAACACGGAAGAACTGATAAACTACATTGATAATAGACTTAATGATATTCGCCGCAGTTTTGATTATAGTCCACACGAGGTTGACTACTTTCTTAATTACAGACCAAATACCTTGTACACAAGTGACTATGAAATTCACGAGTCCCTTAATGCAAGTCCATATCACACCTGCGATACCACTGATTGCAGACCAAATTACTTTTGCTACACCTGCGACAATCGTACCAACTAACTTGATAATGTTCCAAATAGTAGTTACGACTCCCTTGATGAAAGCCCAAATAGTCTGACCTACAGTGACAATACAGTTAAAGATACTCTGAGCAACCTTGATGACAGACTGTACAATCGGGTTATTCAAAATAGCCTGAACAATGTTAGCTACTACTTGCTTCACAGCATTAAATATCTCTGCGACTTTCGTACCAAACCACGAACAGAACTCTTTTATCTTGCCCCACAACCATACAAAGAACTGACCTATCTCTTTACGGAAGATAATAACAAGAGCAATAACAGCAACGATAGCTACTATGATTGCTACTACCCAACCTACAGAGATACCTAAAGCTCCTGCAATCCAAGTCAAGGCACTCATAATGGCACTTCCTATAGCAGAGAAGAAAGCACCAATAGCTTTACCTGCGGAGAGTAACCAACCACCTAACTTAGTAAAAGCAGGTGCAAGTTTAGCTACCCAACCAAATACTTTTGCAAAGCCACCGCCTATCTTGGTAAAGAAAGCGGCGAGTTTAGGAAACCAAGCTCCCATAACTTCAAAGAAACCAAAGCCCTCTTTCATAAGAGCAATGGCGGCTCCCATATCTTTGAAGAAAGCAATAACAACAGGAGCTACTTTAATGAGAGGATTAAATATCCACTTCAAAACACTCCACAAGCCTTTAGCAATTTTGCCGACAAAGCTAAATGCTTTTCCGACACCTACAACTACTTTATAGACACCCTTAAATGCGTTTGCAACAACAATCAGAGTGATAAGGCTTGCTGTTAGCTGTCCTACAACTTCACCGATAGCCCTCCACTTATCTTCTGCACCTGCTTCAGTTAAGCTCTTTAAGAACTCACCAACCGAAGCGGCAAGAGCATTGACATCAATACCCATAAGCTTCAGACCTTCAAGGGACTTAACTAAACCGTCAAAGAACCCTTTGAAACCTGCTGAGAAGCCTTCCGTGAAGAAGTCCCAATAGTACTTTAGCTGTAACAGACCTTCAACAAGAGGGAGTATTCCTAACTCTTTAGCTTTAACAAAATTCTCTTCAGAGAGAGTGTTATCGTTCCAAGCGTCACTTACAATAGAGAAGATAGTCCCTAAGTCATTCATAACACCTGTAGCGACATCACGAATACCAAATAGGTTATTCTTCCACGCAAAATACGCAACTGTCGCAAGTGCAACAAAAGGAAGTGCTTTACCAATAAGACTTGTAAATGCGACTCCAACTTTACTCAAAAGAGCAGGAAGAGATTTGAGCATTGTAAGTCCCATAGTGGCAAACGCTATAGAGGATAACAGCTTTAACAGTGAACCACCGACTACAAGGAAAGCTCCTATAGCCGCTACTGTTATAAGGATATTCTTAGTTAATTTCGGGTGTTCTTGTATCCACGCTATGATAGCGTCACTGTTCTTAATCACCCAATCTAACATACTCTCTAACGGGGAAAGGATTGTGGTAATAGTGTCAGCAAGAACACCTGTTATTGTATTAAAGGTCTCTTCATTCTCTACAAGAGAGAACACCCAATTACTGAGCTTTTCTAACAGACCGCAATAAGCTTCAAAAACTCCGCTGTCTGCAATCTTAGACAGAGAGTTAAATAAAGCGTCTTGCATATTACTTAAACGCTGTGTAGGAGTTCCTGCTAAGTTAGCAGTATATCCCACGATATTGAGCTTTTCAACAAGGTCTGCTACCTGCTGAGTTCTCTCTTCAATAGAAGCACCTTTATCTTCGCCCAAAATGCCCGTAATATCGAGACCTGCACCTCTTTTAAGGGAAAGAGCATTACCTTCAGCAATGTATTCTTTGATAGCACCCATAGCGGCTTTAACACCTGTACCGTAAGTGTTACGCATATTGGGAACCATTGCGGCAATATCTGAAGCATAGTCAAGAAGCTTCTGAGTTGCGTTACCACTCGAAGTGGTCACTTCAGACATAGCTTCAATGCCTACGGCTTTCATCATTGTAACAGCAGGGATAAGAGATTGTATATCAAAGACCGAGGACATAGCATACTGCTTGATTTCATCAATCTTTGCTTCTCCTGCTTCAACGCTACCATACAGTGCAGATAACTGCATACGATAGCCTTGCATTTCCATACCTGTATCAATGACTTGCTGAGTGATACCTGCAAATACACCTGTAATGGACTCACCGATAGAAACAAAAGTGTCTCCAACAGCACCTAAAGAAAGTGCTATTGAAGCTAACTCTGCCGCAGAAGCACTGACCGAGGAAGTCAAACTGTCTGCCGTTGCACTCATTCTCATAAAGTTATTTGTCGCCGTGTTCATACCCGAGGACGCATTATCTACGAAATTGAGTACAAGTCCTAACCCAAAAGAGTTCATTATAACCCTCCTTTCTACTTATTTTTAACTGCTTTCTTTATAAGTAGAAGATGAAGAGTTACCACTATTGTTAATCTGTTTTTGTTCAGCTTTTTTCTGCTCAACAACTAATTCTACCCACATTCTTCTCTCGTTTCGAGGAAGACTCCAAAGAGAATGGCTGTCCCAATGATAGGTGTAAGCTAAAATGTGCATTTCCATTTTAGTGTTCTCAAAGGAACAGCCATTTTGGAAGTCATCTTCAAAAAACGAGCTTAGATAAAATTTGTTGCGTTAAGATTGCCCTTAAAGTCTTCGCCACAGTTCGTACAGGTGACATCAATTTCAAGGTTAATGCCGAACAGGTTTTCCTGCAATACTTTCTGCAAATACTCTCTATCTCTTACCGTTAAGTCTCTCATAACATCTTCAGTTACATAGAGACCGTCTTCAAACTTACATAAACGAGTCAGCATAAGAGTACTTGCCTGAGCAACATTCTTTCTCGCAATAGGAGTAAGGATTTCTCTATCCTGACCTGTAGGAAGTCTAAGTGTACCGTCTCTGTGAACAGTACCCTTCTTATCTTTGTAGCCTTTCGGTAAAGAGAACTGTACAACTCTCTCACCCTTAAAAGGCTCAACTTCAAGCTCGGACACATCGAGGATAGTCTTCAAGCTCTCCTTACAGTAGGGACAAGTATGAGTAACTTCAATCTCACCACCCATAGATAATTCTCTGAGCTTAATGAGCATAAAGTCTTGGTCTCCTACATACAAAGACTTAATAAGGTCTTTCCACTTCTCATTGCCGACAGATTTGCGGGTAAGAGTACCGATACTCATTACACAGCGTTCAAGCAGTACAGAAACCAACTTAGAGGGGTTCTGCTTAACATCGGATTTAGAGATAGCTTCTTCATCACGACCTGTCATTTCTCTTAAAGTGAAAGTCTTGTGAACAACTCCCTCTTCATCTGTGTAACCTGCAAGAAGCTCAAACTGTTCGGTCTCACCGTCCTCGTTTACTTCAATGCGACTGTTATAAACAGGGGCTTTCTCTTCGGGTGTTAAAACCTCATCAAGTAATTCGTCACTTGCAACATTCTTTTTCAGCTTTGGTGTAGCCATAATAAATTCCTCCTATAATTTTACTTTGGTGGTGTTGCAACCACACTACTATTATACAATAAAACCCCGCAAATAGCAAGAGCTATCTACGGGGTCTCATAGAACAAGATAACCCTTAAATCAGACTCTTGTATGAGTTCCAATTAGTCTAAGAAGTACTCGAACTGTAATGTCAGCTTTTCAATAGCCACATCATCAGAGGAAGCGTCTAAATCAGAACCCTCCCACTTGCTTACCCAAGCTTCTGCAAGCTTATAGGTACGCTTTGTATTACCAAAGCGGTCAAGAATTTCAATGATGACAGTATTACGGAGATTAGAGTCCGTAAGCACTTTCTTATACTGAGCTTCAAGTTCTTTTGTAGCATAAGAACCTCTTTCGAGGGTAACTTCACCGACTTTTTCTCTGCCGGGGAGTTTATGAGTGTACTGATAGAGACCCTCTAAGTACTCAACAACACCTACTTCTCTTGTCAAGCCACCGACTTTCTGAAAGCCTAAACCTGTAGGAAGCCCCGGTACTGTTACACGAAACATAAACTTCTGTAAAGGGTCATTAGCAATAGTTCTTGCCATAGTTTAGTTCCTCCTCTCTTAATCGTTAGAAATGCTGTGAGCAATACGGATAATAACAAACTCCGCAGGCTTGTTAGGTGCATAGCCTACTTCGCAGATTAACTTACCTGCATTTCTCACGCTTTCGGGGTTCAAGTCTTCGTCACACTTAACGAAGTATGCCTGTTCAGCTTTGTCGCCAAATAAGCCACCGTCTCTCCACAAATTATCGAGGAAAGCTTCAATAGTGGTCTTTACTCTCGTCCAAAGCACACTATTGTTCGGCTCAAAAACAGCCCACTGAGTACCATTCTTAATGGACTCTTTAATGTTAGTCTCCAAGAGAACATCAGACACATACTTCATTGTGGCGTCAGGACTCATACTTCTTGCACCCCAAACAACAATGCCGTAGTTAGCTCTCGGCATAACTACATTGACACCGACAGGGTTCAGAACATCACAGTCGCCCTTAACTAACAGCTTAACGACTTCTACTGCACCTCTTACAGTTGCTTCAGTACCCGCAGGTGCTTTCCACACACCACGCTCCTGAATAGTACGAGCATAGATACCCATAATGTGACCGCAAGTAGGACAGTCTCTTAACTTACCTGTCTTAGAGAGAGGGTCAGAAACTTTAATCCACGGATAATACAAAGCACCGTTCTTACAAGATAAAGACTTTCTAAAGGTCTTAATCGTTGCAACATCGGCAGACTTCGCACCGTCTACGATTGCGAAAACATTACCTCTATTCTCTGCATAAGAGAGAATTGCAGTGGTCATTGCTTCAGAAACCTGACCGGGAACACAGATAAGGTTTACATCGTCAACAGAGTCGAACAACTGTAAAGCTCCTGTATAGTCAGCGTCAGCAATATCGTCAATACCGTCTGCACCGCCTGTAAAGGCAACATCAGTAGCGGTAGCAGTTAAAGAGCCTGTAGCACAAGTGATGAAGTTACTATTGCCGATAACATCAAGCCAATAGTTCTCATCAGACGCTGTGTTAGACACATTAGTGAACTGCTCAACCTGCTCACCGTCGTACTTAACAGTAATATCAAAGTTTGCAGGAACATCGGTATTAGCCTTAACTGCAATCTTTAACTTATTACCCCAAGTACCTTCATCTTTAGCACTGAATGTTACACCGCCATTCGTACCTGTAGCTTTAGCCGCAGAGTCAGAAGCTGTACGAATGATGTAACATCTTGTACCACCGTTCTGAAAGAAACCGTAAACAGAATAAGCGAGGTCACTGTTTACAAGGAAAGGGGTCTCCATTCCATAAGCAAAAGTATCAAGGAAGTTCTGCCAAGAAGTAACGAGTGTAGGAGTCTTCAAAACACCTCTCACTGCGATACCCACAAAACCACCTGTACTTGCACTGACTGCTTCGATAGGTGCATTAGCGTTGTTTACACTTTCCGCATATACACCGGGGGATAAATACTCAGCCATTATTTAGTACCTCCTTTAGTAGTTTTTGTCTCCTCAACTTCGACAGGCATTAAAATGATGAAACCGCAATCTGCTTCTGCCTTAATCTCGGGAGAAACAAGCTTTTCATCAATGACCTTAGACTGTCTTGCGAACAGTCTCAAAGTCGTACCGTCTGCTTGGGTCAGGGTGTGAGGAAAACCCTGAGCTTCGATTACTTTAATCTTGCTCATAGTGGTAATCAACCTCCATTTTAATTTTTACGAGGGTACTACACTACTTATATACTTTTCAGAACTTTTCACCACATCTACTCGGTTACTCAGTAAAATGAAAGCGTGGCGGTTCATACCCTCTAACATAACAGTAAACACTGTAACATAAGCTCTCGGGGATTTGCGTTCTTCAAAATGCACACCCGGTCTTAATACTTCCATTTAATCACCGTCACTTTCTTCGTTGACTTTGACATCAGGAGTATAAGTGACCATAGGAACAACATTCTGTACTCTTTCATCAAGCTCTACCTGTACTTTGTAAGTGCCAAAGCTGTGAAAAAGTCTTCTGCCATTCTGCATTAAATCAGACTTGTTAAAATCATTTCGGGACAGAACAAAACAGCTTCTTGCTATATCCGACATATCAGACACATCAAGATTAAACCAAGACTTTGAAAAAGCCTTCCACTGTCTTGTCATACTGTTCATATCTGTTTGAAGTGTCGCCCAAAAGTCTATCTGATAAAATAAGTCAAACGGAAGAGCAGAGTCTTCTAAAACAAGTGAATTAGCTTCCTCATTCTTAGAAACGACAATAGGCTCAGAACTATATCTTATCTTAGAAAACCTGTCGTAAAGGTTATATATCGAGACTAAAGGGTAGTCCTCAGTATTAAAATCTTCATCAGGTTTTCTTATAACAACTTTGACAGGCTTTCCGTCAATCTGAATGACTCTCTGTAACAGCTTCTTAAATGCAATATCGACTTGCTCAAACCATACACTCTCACTCATATTAACTACCTCCTGTCTCTATTAGTTTCTGTAACAACTCCCGCCAATTATTTTTGATAGTCGGCTCTACTTCTTCCCACGAAGGTCTTATTAAAGGTCTCGGTGGCATTTTATCTGTACCATACTCTAACCATATCATTAAATCACTGAACTTCACACCTGATTGAGTGGTCTTCCACGCAGAAGCTCCCACGAACAGGGTCAACCCATTCTTAGGAGATTTAATGCGTCTTACTTCAAGGTTATCTTTAAGATACCCTGTCTCAACATAAATTGTTGTGTCTCCACCTTTAAGCTCAACAGTTCTGTCAGCAAGGGGAGTCCAATTAAGGTCTTGACGCTCTATGTGATTTATAACAGTGTCGAGTATTAGCTCACCGTCTTCTTGTAACTGAGCCTTAAATGCAGGGCAGAGGTTTACGGATAGTCCCTGTAACACTACTCCTGCTTTAGTCCAATCACCAAACTTACTAACATACACATTGCTCACCGCCTTACTTTAGGCTTCTCACAATAGAAGACATAAAATTGAAAGACATCATCAATGTTTACGATAGGTCTGACCTGAACAATATTGTAGTCAACACCTTTGTAGCTAATCGCACCTTTCTTCAAGGTCTCATAGTTCTCAGGTGTAATATCTACATTCTTATCCAAAAGACTCTTTGTAGGAATGGTGGCTGTTACATAGTCCTGTATTCCTTCAACAACTTGTTCGCCCTGTTCCATAGAAAGAGCAAACTTGCCGACAAGCTGTATAGGGTCAAGGTAATTCTTTTGCGTTGTCTCCTCGTACACATTGGTGTCAGTGGAGTCCTCATCTAAGAGCTTTAAGAAGATTTGATTTGTCATCAAAGTAGAGTACACTTCATAAATGCCCTCTAAAAACTCTTCATTAAGTCTCTTCTGAGCCACTGTCTTCACCTCCTGTAGTGGAAACAATCAATTCTGCTCTTCCGACAAGTGAAGATTTCTCAGTTGCAGACACCATTATATGATAAACGGTATCAGGGAGTAACCCTTCAATGCGACATTTATTTTGATGAACATTGGTTATCTTCGCCACGAGCTTCGCTTTAGGCGAAATTTGCTCCGTAATAGCAAACTCATCATAAATTTGCTCATCGGAAACATAAACCTCATATTTATCAAAACGACTGAGCTGAACAGACCAAGACAGTTCAACTGTAGTATCTGTAACACCCACAACACGCAAAGAAAGGACAGGGACTCTTCCTTTCTCGTAATTCCGTCTTGTCGCATATCTATCTGAGATAAGAACATCATACGAGGTTAGAGTGTTACGAGTCCCTGCCCCTCCGTCTTCATTGTATTGGTTATACTCATCATCAACAGCCGCTATGAGCTTCATATAATGCTCAAAGCGTTGACTCCTCTTGATTTGGTTGTTGTTATCAGCAGTCAAATCAATAAGAGGAGCGTCCATAGAAGCAAGTGTGTAATACAACTCTTTCTTCGCCAATAGGACAACAGGATAGATGTCCTCTGTGGGAATTAAATCGAGAGAGGGGACTTGTGGGAAGTCCCTCGTCAGAACGACATTCAGGTATAACTCAATGTCCTCGTCAGTCATACTCAGATAAGCGGTGTCTGTAACATCAGCATTTTGAATGTTGATATTTAACCTTAAATATCTAACAAGCTCAGCCTTAGTCATACTGAACACCTCCTATTCGATTAAAGAGGCTTCAACATTCCTTCTGCACTGTTGAGAATACGCTTTACATTTTCGGGAACTGTTACCACTTGGTCTTTTGCGAAGTGATACCACTGACCGCCAATGCAACCGTCGTATTTCTTAGCAAGACGAACTTTCACCATTCTTTCGATAGGTTTCTTTTCAGTCTTTGCGGTAAAAGTAACTTCATCAGTAGATTTGTCCTCTACAGGAGCTTCAGGAGTTTCATCTTTAGCTTCCTCTTCAACAACAGTCTCAGAAGACGCTTTAGCAACTTCCTCATTCTCAGGAGCGACTACTGTTTCAACCTTGTCCTCTACAGGAGCTTCAGTCTCAACAGCTTCTTTGTTCTCAGTTACTTCCTCTTCAATAAGGTTAGAAGAAGCTCTCGGTGTGAACTTTTTATTTGCCGCCATAATTTTTACCTCACTTTCACTTATTCAAATTTTCAAATTACGCAGTTTCGATAACTACACCGTACTCATCGTGGAGTCTGCCGACACCGAAGATTGCGTACCAAGCTAAGCTTCTCTTTCTACCGAAGTCTTCAACACCGTTGTCACGGAGTTCAACAGGTAAGGAAAAAGCAATACCGAAGTATGCGTCACCAAAGATAACTGCCTGATATACATTGGTATCAGCAGGAGCACCGTCAGCACCTGCCTTTAACTCTGCAACGAAAGCAGGGTCAGTAGCCGCACAAGCACCGTTACACATTAAAGTGGTCTCGATGAAACGAGTGTCATCAATTCTACCAATCTCGCCTGTGAATAACTGCTCGGGGGCACCATAGTTGCTTGCGTTAATCCAAGCACTGTCATCTCTCAAATCACGAGACTGATGAGGGTGTACAAAACAAATCCAATTAGTATTCGCATACTTAGGAGCATTGTTTGTAGCAAGGATTTCAATAGCGTCCTTAATGGTAGCTACATCTAACTTATCGTTAGCAGTAAGGTTAGCTCTGCTTGCCTTACCACCTGCATAAACGATAAATGCAGTATTGCCTAAAGCGGCATCTCTTAACTCGCAGTCAACGACCATAGCATAGTCACGACCTAACAAGGTTGTGGTGGAAGCCATAATGTCATCGAAAGAAGACTGAATGAGTAACTCAGAAGCGGCAACCGCATTACCGTACTCCTGTACAGTAATCTGCTTAGTAGAACCACTTAATGCCTGAGTTGTCATAGAAGTCATCTCAGTTAAAGCACCACCTAAAGCAAGGTTGTCATAGGTGAGCATAGAAATAGTTAAGCCCGGTTCTGTGCCTAACTCTGTCTTAACAGTGGCGAACTGGAAAAATCTCATAACAGGGAGAGCCTTAAACTCAATCTCCTTAGAGTAAACCATTCTCACTGCGTCTGTGAACTTAACATTATCCCCGCCATTAACTACGGCAGTAGAGGTAGCCGCATAAGCACGGAGAGCGAAGGACTTAAAAACAGCCTTCAAAGAATTTTTCTTATTCATTTGGAATAACCTCCTAAATTTATTGTGGTCTTTTATCTAAGACCCATTTTCTTACGGAACTCTGCGTATTCAGGGGAGCGAGGGTCTAAACTCTGAACATAGTCCATATCAAACTTCTCGTCCTCTTCAGTACTCGGGTTAGCTACAGGGGGAGTAGTGGACTTCTTAGTGTCCTTCTTATCTTCCTTCTTAGAAGTAGTCTTCTTTGTTTCGACAGGATTGCCGTCCTCGTCAATAAGACCTAACTGCTTCTTTGTAGCAACAGTCTTTTCAACTGCCTTATCAAACGAAGCGTCAATCTCTTCTTTAGTAGCACCCTTAACTTCATCTGCAAAAACAGAAAGGATTTGTTCAGCACCTTCACTGAGCTTAGTCTGACGGTAAAGCTTTACCTCATACTCTGCTTCAATCTTGGCTCTTAACTCTTCCTCCTTAGGAGTAGTCTCTTTGAGGGTCTTAATCTCAGCCTGTGCTGTTTCAAGCTGTGCTTTAAGGTCTTTAACGACCTGACTCTCACCATTGTTAGCTTTAAGCTCATCAAGTTCTTTCTGAGCAGTAGCCAACTTCATAAGATTGTCATTGTTGGTCTGCACGAGTGCCTTGTTCTCGTCCTCCAACTTTTTAATGCGAGGATAAAGTTTCTCTTTCTCCTCCTTACGGGCATTTGCAATCAAAGTCTCGAAGTTAATCTGTGGGGAATTATCTCCGCTACCTCCATTGTCTCCTGCACCGTTGTCTCCCTCATCAGCAAAAGCTCTTAAAAGGAGACCTCTGTAAAGACCTCTCTGCTTGCTTAAATCGGTAGACTGTTTTGCGATAAAACCACTTTTTGTAAACATTGCGTTCAACCTCCATTTTGTTTTTGGTATTATCATTATATCACCACTTTGAAAATAAATCAAGTGGTTTCATACAATAAATTATGAAAAGTAGAAAAGTTACTTATTCTGCTCCTCCATTTTGACCTGTAGTCTCTACTCTGACTTGCTCAATAGAGGTCTGACCGTTAGTCATACCACTGTTTAACTGAGCGTCATTGGGGTAGTGTCTCGGGTCATTGGGGTCAGAGTGACCATAGAAACAGGGGTTCTTTTCTAAGTCTGTGTCAATCTCAGTTAAAAGAGTATCAATATTTTCTTTGCCTACTCTCTTAGCCGCATTTTTACGAGACTCAATACCCATTTTCATTTCTTGCTGAATTTGCTGTAACTCTAACAGCATATCCTTCGGTAAGGTATCAGGAATAGAACACTCATTGTAGTAGAAATCCCTGTTAGTGACATCAGCAGGTTTTGTGATAAGTCCTTCCAATAAAGACACTAAAAGGACTAACTTATTCACTTCTTCAAGACCGTTCTCGGTGTTCATTCTCTTCACCCTCGTCTTTTCAATAAGGGGTAAATTGATATACTGTAGAGCAACACCACTTGTGTTACTAATTGCTTGTGCTCCACCTAATACGGTCTCAGGCACACCACCTACTTCACACATCTGAAGCTTCAGATTTGCAATATGGGACTGACTTGCTCCTAAGTCACCTTTTAATTCAAGGTTCTCAACACGAGCGTCTTTTGCAAGACCACCCCACATCTTATTAGCACCTTTTTCAAGATTACCAACCTTAGCACCGTATACAATAGTAATCGGGGCGGCGTGATAGTCAATAATCTCCGATACATTAGACTCTTTAAGATTTAACTCCACATTAAGAGGAATGATGTCATCGAGGTCACTGAAGCCCTCATTTCTTCCTGCAATAGTTAAATTCTTAATAAGGACAAAGGGAATAATTCCGTACTTATTCGGGAACTTCTCTTCTTTACCGTCATCTATGACTACGCACTCGTCATCAGTCCAAATCTGTTTATAAAGAACTTGCTTCTTAGTACTTCTGCCTAAGATACCTGTACGCACGATTTTCTCATAAGAGTACATAATTGTGACCCTTGTAAGACGGTCTCTGTCGTGAGGGTCAAACTCAGGGAATATCACACTTGACGGAATGAGCATAATTCTAACTCGTCCTTGTGGGTACTCATTGTAGGGGTCTCTCAACTCTGAGGGCTTAAAGTAGCGTACTTGTAACCACGCTTCACCTGTTACAGACTTCATCTGACCTAAATCAGTAGTAAGCTTGTATTGGTCGTTGTCTTCCCACACATCTTCAAGATACTCAAAAGCTGTTCTTCCGTCAGGGGTAATAGTAGCTTTCTCCATAGCTTTATGTGTAGACATAGTAAAAGACTTACCTAACTCAAATGCAACAAACTTATTTACAAAAGTTCGGCAGTAGTTAATAGTAAGTTCAGGGGTGTCCTGTTCGGGCATTTCTTCCCAATGGTAGCCCTCATAGAAGTTCCACGCTCTCTTCATTCTCTTCAAGCGTTCTATTTGCTTATTATCAAGCTCACCTTGAACTCCTATAAGGCTCGTATTAAAATAATCGTCAAAGTCTCTGCGTCTTTCAAAACCAATCATTTACATTACCTCCTTCTACTTGTTAATCTATTTCTTCTGCTATAATACCGCTTTTCGTTATTCGACTTCTCTGTAAATTTGTTTCTGTTGGTCTCTGTGTTATTTACTTCCCCGGCAAAACTGCAACCCCAAACAGCTAAAGCCCACGAGTCAGGGTAGTCATCGTGTGCCCCTCTTTCTTCAGGGTGACATACAACAAGGTTAGTGCCACTATAGCCTTTCTGTAAATCCCCTAACTGCTGTAAGAAGTCATTATATTCTTTAGTAGCACGAGTCTTGTCCCCTGCACAGACTCTTGCTCTACCTGCCGCAATTTCTTTTTCAAGGTGCTTATATAACTCCGACTTAGATTTAGTTGTAAAGATATAAGGAATAACCTCACACTTCAAATTAGCTCTAAGTCTATGAGAAATAGAAGCTTCCCTTGTTGCGTCACATACTACTCGAACAACCCAAAACATAGATAAATAATCTACAATTAAAGGGTACTGCTCCTCATAGTCAGGCTCATTACTTATGCACAGCCAATCTTTTATATAAGTATTATAAGCCATATAGGTCACTTCTTCGCCTGTTTCATCATCAATTCGAGTCTCCATAATAACAGGCATATTCCAATCGACTTCACACATCGTAACTACAGTACTGTCATTCTTACCGCCAATATCAATACCTGCAATGTGAGTAGCTTGTCGGTCAGACATAACTCTTTCAAGACTTGTTTCTCCGTTTGCTTCTTCAAACTTGACTATATCAACGAACATACCACGCTCGATTATCCATTCAAGCTTGTAAGACATACGGAACTCATCAGAGTTTTCGCCAAGTCTCTTCTTTTCGCCCTCAACATACTTAGCGTACTTAGGGTTATACTTAGAAGCCACCGTATAGTCATACTCAAAATGGTTTCTAATATGAGAAGCCCTCATCTCAATCTCTCGTTTATTTCTCTGTATAGCGTCATAGAAATCGCCCTTAAAAGTCGTTGCTGTACCTATCTTAATGATAGAAGCATTGTAAGCCGCACCCATAGGGTGAATAGACTTTCTAATCTTAAAGTTACTGATGTCCTGACACTCTTCACAGATAATAAGCTTAAAGGACTCACCCTCGATATTACTACCGTCACTCGCTGAAATAGCTGTGGCAAAAGAACCATTCGTAAGAGCAACGGTCTGTCCGTTAGAGGTGCTAAACTCTAATCGGAACTCAGGGTCACTAAGTACCTCAATAGCGGTTTTACACTGCAATCGTGCTTTTAGTCTTCCGTAAGTTATCTGTGCTTGTCGTTGTGACGGAGCAAATATACCAACCCACAAACCGTCCTTAAACATTGTGAGTCTCGGGTCATCTGCAAACATCGGCATATTTGCAAGGACAGGAAGAATAATCATCATACCGCCGACTGTGATAGCGATAGTCTCTGATTTTCCTGACTGACGAGCAAATAGAGCTGTTATCTCAGCACCGTCATTCATCAACACGGAACGAATAACACGCTTTGAAAACTGCTCCTGATACGGAAACATTGTTCGTCCTGAGTATAACTCACAGAAGTTAAAAATGCGATTTACTAATTCAGTGGTAGGGACTCTCCCTGCGTCAGCTTTTCTTACAAAAAGGTCTTTTACATAACTCCATAACAACAATAATAGCAACTTTATATCCAACAGTAAACCACTAAAACTCAAACGCAATTACCTCCTTTATATAAAAATAAGGGTACAGACTCAAACAGTCTGTACCCTTATTATACACTAATTTTTATGAAAAGTAAAGTACTTTCAAGTATTTCAGTCCGAAATGTGGTCTTTATAAGTACACTCGGTAGGAGCTTTATCCTCTCTTATACGCAAGAAACGAGGGTGTCTGAGCTTTCCTGTGTCTTTGAATATCTCATTTGCTTTGACTTCAATGACTTTTCCAATCCACGATTTTGGGTCTTCACTGAACATCTTTCGAGTCTCTTCATCAAAGCCACTACACTCACCTACTTCAAGGACAAGTACATCATCTCCTTCAAGTATCATCTCCTCAATATTAAATTTCTTGTTCTTGGGGAGCTTCATCATCTCTTCAGGAGTGATTGTAACACCGAAACGGATAGTCCCTACCCACCCATAACAGTAAAACTTAGAGACAGGTCTGCACTCTTCAGGATACCAATTCTTCGCAAACTGCTTACGCTGTTCAGGAGTATACCCTGACAGGTCTACAAGGTCTCGCTCAGTAGTCTCCCAATAGTCCCACTTATCTACAGTCGGGAACTTACCCTTATACTCATCAGTCGGGTCTTCAAACCCCATAATGACTACTTCTCGGGTTAAATACTTCTTTATCTTCTGATACTCTCGCCCACGCTTATGAAAATACTTTCCGTCATTGGGCTTTATCATAACACCCTCACCACCTGTAGCTACGATATACTCATAAAAAGCTCGGGGAGACAAATGCACTCTTCCTGTGTCTTCTTTATACTCAGCATACAAATGAGGGTAAGACTCGGCTCTGCCGGACTCTTCAAGACTTCTGCTTATTGTATAAGGAGTACCGTGAGTATCGTGATAAGGAGTGGTATCAATAAGACCTCCACAGGTCTGAGAGTCTACATACTTTACATACTCACTATTGAGTTTATCCACCACAATCTTCAGGTACACTTTTCTACGACTTAACGGCATTTTTCTGAGGTCAATACCCTTAAAGAAAAGAATATCGAAAGCGTGGAAAACAATATACCCAAGTTCTAACTGACGGTCAATAGCTTTATCCCACTTACAATTCAAAGTACTTGACACATCTTTGAAAGGTCTATGAGGAATAAACATCTCTCCGTCAAGTATTGTTCCTGCAAGCTCAGGAACATTAAGCCCTCGCAACTGAGGTAAAGAGTCTGTATTCTCACAATACCATTTTGTCTTCTCACTTACTCTACGACTAAAGCAACGAGTATACCCTTTCTGTGGATAGTACTCTCCCGACTCAATCATCTGAGCAATTCTATCGGCAATATTTGACCAAGTATACAACTTATGCTGTCCGTTATCATACTCAATCTCATACCCTTTAGCATTGAACATAATATGTCCTTTGGTCTTATCAGGGTACAGAGCAGTTCCTCCACCAATTCCGTACTCTTTCTTCAAGAACTCAACTCTCTCCGAAACGGAACTATGTGAGATAAAGAACTCATAAATACGATGATAACCTCCGTGAGTATTACTGCCCGACTGAAGAGTGCTTCTAAGTAAGTATTCTTCTCGGCTCAGGTCTCTCTTAGACACCTTGTTAGGAGCTAAGAAATAAAGTAAAGCACGAGTTCCGTCAAATTTCTCTTCGACTAC